TCAACTATAATCAAGTTCATCTAGAGACACATTGTAGTAGGAGGACAACCTTTTTGCTATGTATAAAGGAGTGGTTGAAGGATTCTTCTCGTACTTATATAATGTCTGAACTGAAATTCCAAGGTGTGTAGAAACCAGTTTTGGTGAAAGGCCCAACATTATTCGAACTATTCTTATGTCTAATCTGATTTTTGAGTTATTTTGGATTGAACCATATATCATATATTCATCCCCTTAGTAAGATCGTGTTGTTCAGCTGTTTCCAAAGTGTTACAATTTACCCGAATAGAATTAAAGTAGGTGTTAAAAAATTGGTTCCTCGTGTAGGGAGGAGCCGTTTGCCAATATTATTAAAAGAAAATAATACGACACAATCCGAATTCGCAAGAAAGCTTGGTGTTACTGAAGCATTCATTTCACAGATTGTTGCTGGCAAAAAGAAGTTTTCCTATGACGTGGCGGCAAGGGCAGCGTTTATCTTAGGATGTACAATGGAAGAATTACATGATTGGGAATAACCATGGCAGACGGTGAGGCTTTATCCGCCTCCCTCCGCACATGACTTAACTAAAAGTTAAGCCTTGTATATGACACCTCCTGCATGTGTTGGATCAATGTTACAATCGATACATATTTATATTAAATATCATGTCCCATAACTTGTAAATGTTTATTCGCCCGGCGAAATCATGGTTTTCGACAACGAATTTCGACATACTTTTCATGGATGATATGATATGTATACATAGTTAAAAAAAATAGCCGCGTTAGCGACTATCGATTAAATCTCTGTAATTTTTTAAGAACCATTCTTGAATTACACTTATAGGCTACTTCTGGAAACTCATCAATTATAAGTTTAAGTCTATCTACTGTTAAAGTACACTTTTTAGAATGCTTTGTAATGTCGACCTCAAAGTGAGCAACTTTAAAACTCATGTCGACTGATGTAATATTATCTACATTTATGATATTACTACGATCAGCTTTTCTGAAGTTATACCCACTAGCATTCAATGTCTTAACCCAGTAAACCATGGTTCCCACAAGATAATATTGATCATTTGCGGTATGGACAATAACCATGTATGTATCTGCTTCAAGGTGGGTTATTTTTCTGACAGGTACATTAGTACCGCCTGTTCCCCCATCTCTTTCCTTAGATACCGCAAGGTATTCTAGTTCATACACAGGATCACCTCGTTACATTACTTCTTTTCCAACAATTCTTTTGGTGTGTCCCCTTGATAGATGTAGAGTACGCTAGCAACAGACACAATCAGGCCAGCAACAGTTGCTAAGCCTGTGCCAATACTGTATAAAAAACCGGTTTTCATTTGTTCACCCCCTTTATCTTAATCAGCGTTAGGCACTGTACAAAAAATGTAGCCGCTAATACAGACGAATCTATCAAAAGGTTTGTTGCTATAATTATTATCGACAATAGTTTCAAGAATGGATAGTGTTTTGGATCGATTCTTGATTGATTTTCTATCCTAGATGGAGCATAAATCAATGCCAAAATCATACTTAATACTGTCATTATCATTGTGTAGTCTTTCAGATAACCAGTGAAAGTTATGGCCGTAAATAATAAAGTCGTAACCAATACACACTTGTCACCGGAATTTAGATGTATCCCACCTGAAACTTGGCGAAGTATTGCGAAAGCGATAAGTACTATTGTTGCTTCGTTAATTTTGTCAGTCCACAGTGAAATCAACAAAGTAAAAATTATAATAGATAGTGCGTTAATAATTGCGGCGATTGAGAATCTAAACACGTCCATAGAGGCAGGATGATGCGGAATATTATCCTTTAAACCTTTAGCCAATCTATAAGAAATCATTTCAATCATTCATTAAACTCCTGTCTTTTTTGGCTGAAAAATATAGTAAGTATCCTAGAGTCACAGCAAATAAAAATATGTTTAACCATATCTTATTGTAATAAAGCATCGCTGATACAGCACATAAGAAAACTATCATTAAAATGCTGGTGATTATTTCTTCAAATTTGAATTTAAGTTTTTCGAATTCTAGAGGTATACCATACCCCAATCTATACGGTACTCTTGCTGCAAGGAAAACAAGAATAGCTGTTGCTGTCTGCAATGCATAGCCATTGCTAAGAGTTGATTGAGCCGTTTCGACTGAACCGAACAATATAAATACCAACCCAGTCTGTATTAGTCCGAATCCCGCAAATCCCGCCAGTGTGACGATTAGAGAACCTATGAGCGGAATTCTAACTACCGCAGCGTAGAAGAAGATAAAAATAAGCATACTTATAAGCGGAGCGTAATTAGACATCGACAATTCGTTTCTTAAGACAAAACTCTGGAGATTCATAAGCAATATAACAACTAATGCCGACCATGTATGCTCATATGGTTTGTATCTAAATAATGACATGCTGAGCAAGTACCAAGAAAAGGTCTCCAATGTAGAAAAAAACATGAATCCAATTGATTCAAGCATTCCCGGCGCACCATCCTATAATTAGTAATAATGATATTATAAAGGATGGCGTGGCAATTCCATAGCCAAATTCATACAAATTCACTCATTTACAGAGATAATTTCAGCCAAAGAGATCCAACGGAATTCTTCATCTAACATCAACTTAACTTCACGCCGTGATGAATTTAAACCTACAACAACACCCGACAACGGCTCGTCATAGAAAGGGTTAAATAATACCAAATCAATCGTACTACTTCTATTATAAGAGTCAGTCAGCACTTCTCCGATCCGCTGATACTCCTGCTCGTCCAAGACTGGCTTTCCTCGTCTCTCCTGCTGCTCACATTGAGCTAACCAAGCCTCTCTATGTTCAGGCATGATCATTCTGGATGATTCGTACAATCCGTTTCCCTCTAGTCTGCTACGCATACAAGCGCCTCCTTAATATTCAGTCCAGTAATCGATGTTTCCAGCTGGCGGTGTGCGGTCAACCTTAGGCCGTTCACCTTCACGCTCCCAGCCTTCCAGGATGACGATGTTGGACGTGTCTGACTTGTCATCCCAATGTATGTATTCAGCGGCAATAAGAGCGTCCAGTGCAGCCATTACATCTGGTTTATGTTTACCCGTTTTGACGGTGAGTTCGTGAATTGTGGGAAACCTACGCCGCCCACCTTTGTAGTTATATAAGATCCGGAGGACCTTCCTTTGATAATCCGTTAACATGTAAATCACCTCGTCAATATTATATGCGAACGTACGTTCTTTAAGCAACAGTAAATTCAGGAATATCTGGAATTACATATAGAAACATTTTCCTAGGTCTGATAGACTATATCCAAAATAATAACTAATGAGGGGTGTTTAGTTGAAGAAGAAACTATTGATTGCAACCTGTTCTTTTTTAACAGTTTGTCTGTTGGTGTCAGCTGGTATACACGCAGCATCTAAAATACAATTAATCATTAACGATAAGGAAATCTATGCGGATATCAAAGTGATTAAAGGCACTACATATGTACCGTTGCGTGTTATTTCAGAAAATTTAGATGACGTCACTCTTAATTACGATTCTGCTAAGAACCGTATCACTGTAAATAACAATAAGCATTCTGTTAATACTTTAACGCCCTCAGTTAGTGAGACTGGAGTTGCGCTAACGAGAATAGAGTTGCAAAATTACTTAACTAAAGAATTCTCAAAACTTGATACATCTATTGGAGAGACGACTTTTACTTTTGTAGTTGAGGAGAACGATTCGATATACTACCCGTACGACTTTTGGATAAAAGTTAATTACAATGTAGGATTCTTCCAAGATGTACAATCAAGCGTTAAGATGAGTGAAGAAAATAGACTTAAAGTAAAATCAGAATTAAAGGGGCATATGGAGAAAATTGCAAAGACAGCAATCGGGTTGATGCCAGGAAAGAAAATACAAGGAAATTACCATTATGAATTTTTTCGGTATCCTATTATAAAAGAAGATCTCGTTATGTATAAGTACTACTCGTGGAAGAATTACTCTGGAGAGGGAACCTCCTATAAAGCTAATGTTCTTTCCGACTTCATCTGGTCGAATGCAGACATTAGTTCGCTTTAATCAGAAATATCGCCATTTAAAAACCTCTATCTACGGATGGCGGTTTTTTTTGCTTTGTAGTTTTTTTATTGTCCGTTCTTTAATAAACAACAAAAATACCCAGTCACACAGACCAGGTACATTTATAAGGAACCTCATGGGAGAGAGAGTAATAATATGTTACCCCACTCTATGTAATTTTATTCTTGGCTACTCTTCTTTGCATCAACAATCTGATTAACTACAACGCTGACAGTACACATCTGTTTGTCTGCCTGCTCTCTTAACCACTCAATTAACTCTGGTTCAAAATAAATAGCCTCACGTATTTTCTTTTCTTTTTTTGGCGGTCTGCCTGCCATATCATCAACTCCTTGTCCACCAATTTTACAGCATTTAAAAATATTTAACAATATTCGATTTAGGTATTTACACAGCATTTTAAAGCATGTAAAATAGGCTCATAAGATCAAGGAGGCGGTTAAAATGTTTCCATACCATGCAAGAATGGCTGAGTTGTGGTCCGTTGCAAAGAAGCGTTTGCTTAATGAGGATGAATTAACCGAGATGAATCAATGTTTGGAACTTAACGCTAAGCACTGTTGGCGATTAGCTCGACTTCAGAACGAATCCTTATTGGCATCCATGACGGATGATGTTGAGTGGCAGCATGAGACGTGCGCTAGGATCGAAGAGTTAAACGTCACAGGTAAGGTGACATACAATGATCTGTGAAAGCTGTGGTGGATCAGGTAAGTACAATCAAAGCTATATTTGCTATGGTTGTGCTGGTACAGGAGAGTCACACCCTGAACAAATACAGCTCAGATGCATCAAACAACTGGAGAAATACAGTTACGAGCCGGGCGACCACTGTACCGCCTGGCTCACTACCCCGGCGTTGATTACCAAGGAAGCGAGGTATCTTGTCCGGAACTGGCGTCTAAAACGTGAGTATGCCTTATTGGAACGTCAGGTGAAGGAATATTTTAAGGTAATACCGAAGTAAACAAACGGAGGTAATTAAATGAAAAATTTATTTTCAGCCATTATCGTATTCGTGATTATTTTCGCTGTATTTTATTTCAATCAAGACCCTGATGATTATCAGAAGAAGCCTGTCAAAGAAAACACCCCAGCAGCAACCGGGCAAGTTGTAGAGTTGAAGTTCCCCGCTGATCGCTATCCCGAGACTGCTAAACACATCCAGGACGCCATAGACAGCGGTCATGCGGCTACATGTACCATTGACCGTGATGGTGCAGATGAAAACCGCAAACTGTCCCTGAGAGGCGTAGAAACGAAGAAAGGATACGATCGCGATGAATGGCCTATGGCAATGTGTGCAGAAGGCGGCGAAGGTGCAGATATCGAATACATAAGTCCATCGGATAACCGAGGCGCTGGCAGCTGGGTAGGAAATCAGTTGGAGGAATATCCGGATGGTACATTAGTAGAATTTATATTTGAGTGAAAATATAATTGGAGGTAAGACAAATGAAATACGGATTCCGGAAGCCCAGCCTGAAGAAACGTATAGCTGCTAGAACCAGTATTAAACGACACATAGTACATCGTGCCGGATTGAAAATGCCTCGTGGATATGGCTGGTTACGTAATCCCAAAAGAGCAGCCTATAACAAAGTGTACAACAAGACGACATTCGATATATTCAAGGTAATCAAAAAGATTTTCAAGTAACCGATCCATTCTCAGTTAATAACCCATAACTTACCGCCTCAATCCTTTATGGCAAAACGCTATAATTGGGTTGAGGTGTTTTTATGTTTATCAGTCCAATGTTACTTGAAACAGCACCGGGCCCCTTCTCACATTCGGATTACATTTTCGAACCTAAAGTTGACGGGCACCGGTTGATATATTCGCAACAGTCCGGCAATGTCCGGTTATATACACGTCACAATAACGAATGCACTCGTCAGTATCCCGAACTCATACTTCCTTTCGATGATGACATTATCTTAGACGGTGAGGTTGCTTGTACTGATCCAGATACGGGATTAAACGACTTCGAAGCAGTCATGAGTAGATTCAGCACCAAGCAGGCCAGCAAGATAACGCAGCTCACCAAAGCACTGCCTGCCACGTTCGCTATATTTGATATACTCCAGTACAAAGGTCAGGACCTTCGCAAGCTGCCTCTCATGGAGCGCAAGGCGATCCTTCATAGTCTTAATTTGCCGTCCAGAAGCTTCGGGATTGTGCCATATATAGAAGGCGCTGGAGAGGATCTATACACTCAGATAGAGGCTATGGGCATGGAAGGTGTGGTCGGTAAACGCAAGGACAGCAAGTACGTTAGCAGACGATCCAAGGACTGGCTGAAGGTTATTAACTGGTCCTTCGCTGATGTGTACATTACTGGATACAAGAAAGCTGAGTTTGGATGGCTTGCTGCTGTTCCGGATCCATCAGGCAGGATGCGACCGGTAGGAGTTATTGAGCATGGTCCGAATCCAAAACATAAGCAGGCGTTTCGTGGAGTGTGTAAGCAATTGGTTACAGACGAGGATAAGAATCACGTTTATCTGGAGCCGCGGATACGCGCAAAGGTTAAAATGAGGAATTGGACGAAATCAGGCTTGTTGAGAATACCTGTATTCATGGAGTTCATCATATAGAAAAGAGCAGTGAGGTTATCCCTCCTGCTCTATTTTTGTACCCTGAATTCAAACATATTACGAAAGTATCTCTTCCCCATAATCTTAATGGATACTGGGCTATACTCTTCTACTGGTCCGCCATAGTCAATCAGTTGTTCACGATCACCAAGGACATGCCAGACAGATACACGAACCTGGGATAATGCGGCTGCAAGGAAATCCATATCTGTAATTAGTGATTTGTATATATTTTTCATAGCTATGATTCACTCGTAGTCATCATCAATAGATATTCTACTCATCGCCCGTTCCCACTCAAATTCTTGCATAAGTCGAATGTGTTCCTCCAATTCCTGAGTGGTCAATTCAAAAACTTCAGAATCCACTTTCTCCAACACGCCAGGTATGTGCATCTCAAACAAATCCAATGCCATTTTATAAGTTCCTTTTAGTTGAACATATAATTCTCTTGATTCGGCGCGAGACATTGAAACGGAATGGTGAGTTATCTTGTTCCTTAACTTATTCAAGTTATGGACCGATGAAACAAATGTATCATCCAACTCAATAGAAGTTAGTAATTTCACTCTCTCCAAAGCAGCCACAAGCGTGATTGTTTTTAAGTCTATACCTTTTTTCACGTCAAACACAGTTTTGTACTTAGTAACAACAAATGACTCACTTCCGGGAGTGCTTTTTCTCAGTTTTATTAGCTCGGATCTGGCATCCATATATGCTTTTAAATTGTCGAATATTAATGATTCGTTAATGCTAGATAACATATACTTTAATAAAATCTCGATTCCATGATTAAGAAAGATAATTGCATCTTTCATGTGATGATTAGCAAACTCTTCATGCACTTCTTCTAACTTTTTTATGTATTCTTTGGCTTTTTGTAATGAATCCACACCGTTATCTAATAACGAATATTCCACAGCGCACCTCTTTTCTTTTCTTAAAATTATTATAATAGCCAAATAAAATCAAGGAAGAAAAGAGAGGGAACTCATTCAACAGGAATTCCCTCGTTATTTTAACTTTGTACTGCCCTATCAATTTCCTCTTTAATAACCTCAGCAACCACTTCCTTACTTGCCACAGATCCGGCCTGTTGCTTAGGTATCTTGTCCAACTTCACCCACGCTTCCTGTATCTTCGCCCGGATTTCATCTGCATTGACCACAATACCCAGTGCCCGTAAACGTTTGACCGCATAGTTAAGAGCCAGGTCCATCTTGTCGGACCCTGCGAGCTCACCAAGTGCCGCCTCAGCCTTGGCGTATGCTTCTTGCGCCACACTCCACAAAGCGTTTTGGATGGATTCAGCTGATTTGGCTTCAGCGGCTGCTTTGCGTGCTGCGATCCATGCACCGAGCTGCCGCCACTCTTTGAGCAAGAACACGAATAACATAACAGCTAATAAGCACGCTACGGTTACAAGAACGTTTGTTACAGTAGATTGGATAATTTCGTTCATCGTTTACACCTGCCCTTTGTATGATTTAACAAACTCGACGAAACGAGGTTCGAAAAGACCCATATTGTACATTGTTTGAAGCATTTTTAATGCAGACTGATCCTTATCATTCGTTGTAGTGATAGCTTTAACGTGCTTAGCCGCCTCCAGTGCCTCGTGATAAGCGTTCGGCGGTGTTTGGTCCCCATTGATGTTAACTCGCTTCTGAAGTGCCTTTACGTCTTCCTTGAGCTGTTCAAATTCTTTCTTTTCCTCTGCTGTCATGGGTTCGCCCTCCTTCGATGGTGTAGATGGTGTGACTGGTTTAATTTTTGATAAAGCAGCATCCAATTGCGCTTGTGTTGGTCGTTGGCCTGCACGGAATTGTGCAGTCGTCAGTCCAAACACCATCTGTAGATGTGGCATGTCCACAAAAGACTTCCAATCTCCTCCCCATTCGAATCCTAACGCCTTAGCTTCTTCAGCCACCTGTAGAAAATCAGCTTTGGAATCCTTGTTATCGTCACGCTTCGTATCCCAAGATGCAGTCTTACCATCTTGTAGCAACAAAGCATAATCAATAGCGAATCCAAAGTTATGAATGGAATAGCCACCTTTTACATTGGTGACGATACTCCCTGGCTTCGTCCGCCCCTGCGCATACAATGCGTCTTGTTCTGCATATGTCCGCAATCCCTGTGTAATCAGGATCATTATCCCTTTGTTGTAACAACGCTCAATAAGCGCTTCTCCCAGCTGCCTAATGACCGGGTTTACCCCGGACAATCGGGTTTGGGATTTAGCTTTCACTTGGTCCAGAGTCAACATTGTCTGGTTCCCCCTTTTTATCAATCTTTCTCAAGTACACAAACAGGTCATATCGCTTCGTATAAGTTAGGATAGACAGAATCACCAGACCTGCTGTGGTACCGAACATGGCAATGGTCCATGTGTAAGTCTGGAACGACTTCAAAACAGCGTCTTGGACCGATAGAGCCGTGCTGAGACGCATCCAAATAGCGACCCCCATCTTGAATGCATAAGCGACCAAAAAAAAGAGCATCGCAACCATGAATAGGTTGACGACACCCGCTTTAAATCTCCCCCGGAAATATTCCCTGTGAGCAAATATGATGTATATAGAGCAAATGGCCCCGATGAAATACAACGTAAGTAAGATCATATCAATTGTGTGCATGCTCCCCGTTTCCCCCTTTTTCATAGACCAGGTACCGAGCAAAGTGGTTTTGCTCAATCTTCGACTTGATCTCTTCAGAGCATTCGCTGTAACGCTGCATCGCTAATGATGCTTTATGCTTTACTGCTTGGAGCTGCTCCCTCTCTTTCTCTCTATCTTGACCAGTCGGGAGTAAACGCTTGATCCATTTCAGTATCACAATGTTAGCCTCCTCGATCCTCGCCAGAATCCTTTTTTAAGTTATTAACCATTTTCAGCAACGGCTCCATAAACTTTTCACGCTCCGCATTCATTTTCTCGGTCAGTTTTTGGAGTTGTTCCTGCGCTTCGTCTCTCTCTTTTCTTACATCGTTTAAAGCTGATCTTGCGTCATTTAAATTCGACTTGACCAGGTAGATGCAAACACCAAAAAGCACGAACATTAGCACTAAAGCCAGTCCGTACTTTTCAGAAAGCGGCAGGACTTCCTTTAAGGTATCCAACCAGTTCATCCCCTCGCTCCCCTATCTCTATATATTTATAAAGCCCCCTGACCACTCCAGAGGGCATAAAAATAGCGCTCCGATTAACGGAACGCTTCTAATATTGAGTAAGAAATTCAACTCCGCTTTCAATGAGAATGTCTCGAACGTCTTTTTGCAATGAAGTCGGAACTTCGCTGAATTTCAGCCTATTAAGGATAATCCGTTGAGCAAGGAACATAGCTACCATGCTTATCACCTCCTTTCATCCGACAAGGATTATTCATAAATCTTTTGTATGATTTCCAATAGCACACTGTCTTGAAAGTCGGCATGATCACCAAGAGTCTTGTTCTGCAATTTCAAAAATCTATTCTCTTTATCAAGCTCAGTAATACTTTTTTTCAACGGCTCGTAATCATACGGTATCCGAGATTCAATGACCTTAGTCTTTCTCTCTTCATCAACGACAAGTTCATTGTCGATGACCATGTAATAGCCCGACATCACATCATCAGGGATGGGGTAGTCCAATTCTATTTCCAGATAATCTTCGTGTGGAAAAGTGATAATATCCCTGACCAGACCATCTCTTTCCAACAGCACGTAGAGCTTTCTTTTCTTCATGGATCCTACCTCCATATCGTTACAATCTCCCTAACCTGCGTGTTGTTTCCTTCCCTTATTGTATAGCCAAGTTCAGACATCCAAGGCTTAATGTCAAGAAATGAATTAGTCAACTTAAAGACTGTATTAGGCCGGAAATCAAAACCGTATTGAGACGCATTTGCTTGACCTCCTATCAGTAGATTCTTTCCGTTATTTAGCCATACGGCACATCTCCCCCCAGAACCAAAGTATCCTGTTTCGCCAATACCTTGTTGTTCTACGTAGGTGTCGCCCCTGCGTTTGTAGATAGCAGTGGTTAAAGGTGCAGAGAAACTTGCTGAAAAAGCAGTATACAAATACTCTCCATCTGGATGAAAGAGGATATTGTTGCTTCTGGCTAACCCGCTGTCTCTGCCGGTTGGAGAAAAAGAAGAAGTTGGCTGTTTGACAAAACCAGAATCAGACCTCTTATATAAGCTCAGTGAATTCGCGCCTGTATCACCAACGACTAAATGTTGATTGTCTGGACTCCACGCTAAACTTCGCGGAGAACCAAGGTGAGGGGAAGTTAAAGCAGGAAGTTTTGTGAAGGTGTCTCCAGACCTTTCGTAAAAAACCAGATAGTTAGAGCTCGAGCTACACCCTACCGCCAAATATTTCGAATCAGGACTGAAAGCCACGCAGTATGAGGTATCTCCACCTGGATAAGCAATAGCAATGTTTCTAGTTAAAATACCATTAGTAACTAGGATTGAATATAAATTATTCACGGAACCACCACCAGAAGTTGCCATGATTAGATGTGTTCCGTTTGCAGCTAGACTTATATCATTAACTGCTCCTGTCTCCGATATGGAAATTTGGCTGACCCTTGTAAACGTCATAGTGTTGCGGTCAAAAGAGTAACTTGATAGTTGCGGTTGTGACTTGGAATACACAAGCAAGTGTTTTCCATCCAGCGTCCAAACTGCTCCTGAAAAACTTGTGGAGTTTGGGTATCCACTTACTACTAATGGAGTCAGCACAGTTCCAGATAAACTATAAAATCTGTATGCCGTCTGTGATCCAGTAGTCCCAATCAAAATGATATCACCGTCTGGATGGACAGCCATGTATTCGCTGCTACCATCTACTTTTCCATTTATAGTCATTCCAAGTGAAGCGATGGTTGATGTGTATACAGGCTGATTAGGCAAGATTCCATCTTGACCATATTCTCTACTCACTAGCTGAGAACCTGATATGCTCACCTCCCCTCCGCCACTAGCTGCTAAAAAATCCGACCCGACCTTTTTGAATGAATATGGTCGTCCCGCTATCATCGTTCCTAATGGATATGGTAAACCTAGACTATTTTTGAGCGGGAATACTTGCGAGCCATTGATGCTCAATGTAGGGTTTGCACCATTGTTCATATGAGGGACGATGGTTACACCAAAACCGTCCGGCAGGCTAACTGGAGGCGGGAAAAGAGACACTTTGTATTCAGTTGAAGTACCCGTTGCCTTTGCGAATCCTGGCTGACGAACGTAGTTTAAGTCAACGTCACTTACTTTCTGGTCGACATAACCGTACGTGGCGTAACTATCATCCTGAATCTCTTTCATAAATTCTTCCCATTGCTCTTGAAAAATGGAAGTGTCTACCGTTACCAGAGAATTCACTAAGCCGCAGACGTTTGTGTCCAGGCGCTCGTCTGTGATGTCGTTCTGTGTGATGATAGTTGAATTTGCGGTGACCAAGACTTTAGCAAGTGATAAGTCGTAGATATCCCCTGTACGAACAAGCGCAGGAGGCACAGGCGTCATAGATGGCGTCCCTTGAACCACAATCATTTTAATCAGGCGTACAGGTGTGCTGGTGTCCAATCTAAGGATGACCCGGTCAATCCTGTCCTGTGAGTTTGCAATAGGTATAATAAGGGCAAGCGGGGCGTCATAGACGCTGTACGCATATCCGTTTATCCAAGCGTAACCTGGACTGACATTGACCACTGCATCTAATCCGGAAGCTGTCGGATTAAGGAACTGACCTCCGTTAAACACACCGTTACTGATGATCTGCGCGAAATAATTTGCAAATTCACGAGCGGGATACAGGCGCTCGTCATCATCGATAGAATCAAAAAATCCTGATTTTTGCGGCAAACTAATCACTCCTTTTGACTTCATTGTTTAATTTCTTCACATCGCGCACGATGGTTGGTATTTCCTGACCGAGAGATATTTCAATCTTGGATATTGGTTCGTAAATTTCTTTAACCTCAGTGATTCGGCTGTCCATTGTCAGTCCCCACGAGCGGTTTTGGATCGTCACAATGTCGCCCAAGTCCCAATCCTGTTCAAAGATAAAACTTCCTGTATTCAGGATTTCACCATCATAAGAGATGATTGTTTTTAGAGGTGCCAACTTCTGATTTCCCATTTCCACAAGTTCAGCAGCGTCTTCGGCACTGGAGCAATCAAGGAACGTTTCCCTGCGATCAGCTCCTGTTCCTGAACCCACCATTTGGATTAACCTGTCTTCATATTCACCCTTGCCGCCAGCATATCCGACATTTCGGTATTGCTGATCAGAATCCACATAATTCTGGGATATGATATTGTCAAAGTCCCGAGAAAATATGACAGGAGGTAATACACTCTGGCCCGCTACAAGGTTCCTTCCTGGCAAGACATCAAACACCCACTTTTTGGAACTGTAGTCCAGACTCATCGTCCATCCAATGTCGCAAAACTCCGCGATCTCTTCAATCAACGCACCTAACGGATCGAACCGCGAACTCCAAGGTGTTTCTTTTCCACGCCCTTGGTTCTGAGCATTGGCGATAAATAATACAGCCCGTTCTGGATTTACTGGGTTAATCAAATGATTATTGATATAATGCTTCATTACCGTTTCCGCCGGACCTCTCACCCTATCGAAGTAATCTGTAACCGTTATGCGCCTTTCTATGACCCCCCCGATGGTTGGACCTTTGACCACAAGCACTTCCAGCCCTTGGCTGTCTTGAGTGATATTGCGGCTTTGAATGATTCCTGCCTTATGCATCTGATTGTTAACCACGATGATCCGCTCTTTTTGTAGTTCTTCGACACCCTGCTTGCCCAATGGGATATGCAACTCAAATTCCCCGGCGCGGTAAAAACGCCGAGTGAATTGCAAGCTTGTGTAATCGTCAATCTCTGCCTTTAAGTTGAAACCACGATCAATAACTCGCACCGATGGTACTTTGAGTATCATGGATTAAACACCCCCATAGCGATTGTTCCAGAGGATTGTAACAACCGCCGATACAACATCACCTTCACGTTCGCTGCCGTACTTCAAGATGTTTTCTCCAGGTATGAGCTGAAAGAATGTGCTGCTTAGGTCAATCCAATGAAACACATTTGTCCTTGTGCCATCATTATTTAAAATCTCCACACGCTTTTTACCGAAGGCTGTGTTTATGATCAACACATCACTTGAAGTCAGATTGTAATTAACTTTAATGAATTCACCTGTAGTTTCGTTAGTAATGATTGGATTAAGAGCAGGTCCCTTGTACTGGATCTCAACCGGAGTGCTTACATCTCCATCATTACTAAACGATCCTGTGAATCCGAGTTTAGCGAATTGGGTAGGCAAATGTAGCGGGAACCTGAATCCACCAGACTCATATCGAAGTGCTTGCTCCTGAGGTTCGACATCCGTAAAATACGGGTCTGGACAAACAAGGTTGATTGTAAAAGGTTGATTGACTACGATTCGATCATTGAACTGCGGAGCACCTTCAGCCACCGCTTGAATGGCGTAGTTTCTATATGGATTGGTGTAAATCAACGTACCCAAACCCAGCTTTGGATTTAGGATTCGGGTTATTTCCCGTCGGTACTTATACAGTTCATATTGATTCTTGGCAATGATTCCGCCCACCATGGAAATTGGTCTATCCGCAAGCATCATGTCAACAAAACTTGTTCCATCCTGATAAGGGGATTTCGTAGACAACAAGTTAGACGGTACGCCAGCGATACCGTCTATGGTTTTCAAATAGAAAGGCTTGGAAGTGCCTAAGAAAAACTTTTCTCCTTGACTATTGATAAAAAGGACCGTCTCCATTACGCACCTCCTTTAAAAATATCCGGCAAGCCTTTGTGCCGATTGTTGTGTGGATCTCGAAACATCACTCGGGGAAGTCACCTTGCTGTTAAAATTATTTACTACTTCCACTTTAACGGCCTGTCTTGTATCCGTGCTGCCGCTTGTAGAACTTTTCCCTCCAGAAGAACCGGATGAGGCGGCGCCTGCTGCACTAATTGTATTGAGCGCAGCCACAGCAGAACTACGTGCTGCATCGATCTGTGAGTTGATGGATGAAATCAGTCCTTGAATTTGGTTGACCTTTTCAGCGAATCCTTGATACATTTTTTCGCCAAGTGTTTGACCGGTCAGGTTGTAAGCATCACCAAAACCCTTCAACAATTCCACGATCTCTTTTTGTTGATTCTGGACAATCATCTTCTCAGCCTCAGCTTGAATCTTCTTGGCGTCAAGCATCTTGTCATACGTTGCCTGCGTCTCAGCCAATTGAGCATTAAGCGAAGCTTTTTGCGTCTCATACAGAGCGTTTATCCTGGTGACATCGGCTTCATAATCCGCCTGCATGATTTCTTTTTTGGTTGCGAGGTTGTCCTTGATTATTTGCGTATCCGCAGCAAGCTTTGTTTTAAGCTCCTGCTGTTCCTTGGTTAAAGCCTCTTTGGTATCTGCCAGTTGCTCTTGGCGGTGGCGTTCGTTCTGATCAGCAATAACCTTATTCAGCTCTTTTTGTAATTGTTCGCGGTTGAATGCATCGTGTTCATAATCGATCATGCCAGTAAGACGATCTATCTTTTTCTGGTCATCTGCGTCAAGCTCAGCGCGGCTCCTTTGCTTCTCCGCTTGGTTGAGTGCATCAAGTTGGGCTTGGATAGCCTCAACCTGTGCATTGGTTACACTGGTGATGGCTGCTATTTCATCATCAGCAGCCTTCTGTGCCGCGGCTACTCGAGCATCATACACTGACTTGATAGAGTCGAGTTGCGATTTTTTCCACTCTTCGTTCGCACTGATCTGATCCTTTATAGCATCTTCGGCCAATTTCTTCTCTTCTTGATATTTTGCCTTGAGTGCATCTTGAATGCCTTTGGATAGATTGTTGATACTGTCGATCTGCTCTTTCTTGTTCTGCTCCAGAATCTTTTTCTCTTCCTCCGCATACTTCCGGGCCAGATTAAGACGTTCATTCGTTTGGACTCGGATCGCTTCGGTGTATTCCCGCTCGATGTCCTTTTTCTCCTGAGCACTGTACCTGGAATCTTTCATGACCTTATCCAAATAGTTCTGGTTAAGATAGATCTGATCATTCAAGAGCTTGTCTTGCAGCTTGTATTGCTGCTCGGCCGTTAATTCTTCCCGTGCCAATTTGTCCTCATAGGCCGCTTGGAGCATTTTACTGGCATACTCGGTTGCTTCCTTGCGGACCTCCTTTTCCTTCTCAATCTTTCGCTGAGTGGCTTCAAAGATCATATCGTCAATGCGTTCCCGTTCTTCGGCGGAATCAGCATACAGTTTCTTGATACGCTTGAGTCGATCGATCTCTTGCGCCTCTGTCAGCTTACCCAGGTCTTTGGAACGATCATAATCTTTAAGAGCCTTGTCCAGAGACTTGTCACCTAGTTCTTTTTTGACAGCATAGATACGTTCCTCTATCTCCATGCGCTCATCAGCTGTTTTGACATACTTGGCCTTGATGGTTTCGAGAGTCTTCAACTCACTCTCAAGCGTGAGCTGATCCATTTTCTTTTTATGCTCCATCTGCTTGTAAGCAGCATCAAGAGCCGCGTTTTCATAAGCTTTTTCTTTTGGTGTTTTTTCTTTCTTCCCTTTTGACCCACTTTTTTTCTTACTATCTGGCAAGTCAAGCCCTGCTACTGATCCGGTTGTCGGAATAGGTGCCGCTGTAATGGTCGGGAGTTTAAAGTCGCCCGGTTTCATATCAAGCAATGCCTGTAGTGACGCGGCTTCCCCGCGTAGGCGAGTTAACTCAGCATTCATTTTGTTCAGAGCGCCCTCAGCAATCCCACTTGCGCCAGCAATTTTATTGATGCCGTTGACGATTGTTATAGCCGCTTCCTGTTTAGCAATAGCTGTGATCTTTTCTTGACGAGCTTCAGCCGCCTTTACTTGGATGCTTTGCCATTCCAATTCAACCTCGCGCTGCTTGACCAGGATAAGCCCCTTGATGGCCTCGGTATTGACACCTGTTGCATTTGCGAATTGTGGAAACTGATCAATCAATCCTTTTTGCGCTGCCGCCCACTCTTGCGTACCTTGCTTGGCTGTGTTGTAAGTGCGAACCATGTTAAGCGTGCTGTTGATCTGCTGTTGTCGAACTGCTACCGCCCGGGCCATTTCGTTAATTTCGGAAGCAGTAGCTTTCTGTGCATTCTTAACAGCTGTGGAATACGTGTCGGTAGCAGCTTTCAGATCTTTTAATGACTTGGTGCTCAAATTGCCTTTATCGTCCACATACTGTAGATCGACCCCAAATTCTCTGGCCTTCTTCCGCAAATCGTCCATACTGATTCCTAATTCATCAGCAGCAAACACAAGCGCCTTCATATTGTTTCCGAGCGCTGCCGCATTGGAGTCCTGAGCGGTTTCTACAAGCTTTTTATAAGACTCAGTCAGTTCATTGATCTTCGCAATCTTTTCTTCGGTTGAAGCGATTTCTGCGCGGTCTATGCCGTTTTGCTGTACCTCTTGCAATGCAACCTGTGCTGCGGTTAATTCTTCTGTCGCGGCTTTGGCACTTAGTATCCCGGTTGTCATAATCGCTAAGGTTGATACAACCGCCGTAATTGCTAATCCCCATGGATTGGTAGCCAAGAAAGTTAGTGCAGTGCCTAAAGCCTGTACAACAGGTATAAGGGCCGCTATAGACATGCTTAATTGACCAACAATGAGCAATACAGGACCTAACGCTGCCACAACTGCCGCAATCGTGATGATCGTTGTCTGTGTGGACTGGTCCAGTTGCGCAAACATATTGGCAAATTCCGTCATTTTAAGAATAATTGGTTCCAGAGCGGTCATAACAGCTAATAGTGCAGGTTTGAGTGCATCACCGAGCGTTATAGCTGCATCCATCACCCTATTTTTCATGATTTCGATCTGTGATGCGGTTGTTTGATAACGAGTTGACGCTTCGTTTACGAGTGCAGTATTTTCTTCCCATGACTGTGTACCAAGGTCAATGGATTCACGAAGCAAATCACCAGCACCCGATGCCCTCAGCAGCGCATCGCGCACAACGATTTCAGACAATCCAAGCGCATCCAAGACAGCGAATGTGTTTTCGCCTGCTGCCGACATCCGGCCTAAACCCTCTGTAAAGTCGGATAACGCCCCCGCTGCATCCGTTTTAAATCGTTGTTGAAACTCTTTTGCACTTGTACCAGCAACTAAAGCGAAGTTATTGAGTTGTTTCCCACCAGTTGCAGCTGCATTCGCCATGCTGATCATGACACGGGAGAATGCAGAACCACCGCCTTCAGCTTCCAAACCAAGCGAAGACAACGCGCCGCCCAAACCTAATATCTGCGCTTCTGATAGCCCAACCTGGCTACCGGCTGCGGCAAGACGTAAGGACATGGCAACGATCTCAGATTCAGTTGTCGCCAAGTTATTGCCGAGTCCTACGATTGATGCCCCGAGGCGGTCAAAGTTTTCCTGTGGCATTTTTGTTATGTTAGCAAGCCTTGAAAGGTCAGTAGCAGCCTGCGTACTTGTCATGTTCGTTGCTACGCCCAAATCGGACATTGTTCGTGTAAATGCTAATAGTGATTCATTTTTGATTCCCAACTGTCCGGCCGCTTCGGCTACTTCTGCAATTGCTGCGGCAGATGCGGGGATCTCTTTGGACATGTCACGAATGCCATCACTGAATTTCTGTAATTCTTCCTCTGTCGCATCGACTGTTTTTCTCACGCCAGCAAAAGCAGTTTCATACTCAATTGAAGCTTTTCCAGCAAGCCCAGCAACAGCAGCCAGTGGAGCTGTGAACATTGCTGTCAGGCTCATTCCGGCGTTACTCATAGCCCGGCCTGCCGATTCCATTTTTTTAGCTGCTGCATCAAGTGCCCCGGACATCTTGTTCCATGCAGAAGTTTGTTTCTGTATTTCAGATTCGGTGCTTTTCAGTGCCGCATCCATTTTGTTATACTCTGCAACAGCTCTATTCAGCTTGTTTTCGAGATTTTGCGTCTCTTTCGCATCCGCGCCCTTGGATTGCGCCGTTTCATCAAATCTCTTTTTAAGTTGAACTATTCGCTGCCCTTGGATATCCATTTGCTTATTCAGGCTGTCGGCTTTGACTCTTAATTGTTCTTCGGCACTACCAAATGTGCCCAGTTTGGATGATGCTGCTTCAAACTCTGACTGCACCACCCGCATTTGCCGACTCAATTGCGCCATGGACTGCTCTACACCCGAGTCACTAAGCGTTAACTTGGTGACTAGGTTAGCAACTTCGATTTCATCTGCCATCTCATCACCTCTTTGTTAAATAAATTGGTCGATATATCCGGGTGGAGCAGACGTTTTTTGGTCACTTTCTTGCTTGCCCAATCCGTTGACACGAACATGAACATCCCATAGTGCAAACAATTTACGCACCGTGGACCTCCAAAACTCATCCTCCTTCATACCAAGCAATGTCGTGCCCATGTAATACATCCAATCCCAATCCCATCCGGTGTTGATTTCCTGTTCGGTTGGCATTGGTTGATTGTCCTGGCCCGGCTTGGCTTGAGGTAAATTAGCACTTGCTGATTGCAAAATGTTGTTAGTGATCTCTTCTATAACTTCTTTTTTACTCAATGTAAACATTTGACCAACGTCCTCAACGGTCAAATCCTCGCCCTCATGCAAAAGACCAGCCCACAGCCACACACGCACATGACGCAACAACCCTGATTGCAGCGATAACAACGCCTCGTGTTTATTTCCGTATATCTCGTCCAATTTCGCAAATGCGTTGAGGTCAAAAACAATGTAACGACGTTTGTCCAGGTTGATGGGTACTTTAATAGGCCGGACATTGTTCATGACTTTACTCACTTGTAGCAGCTTTTAAAATAATGTCGGACAATTCAACAATGATATCCGGGTCGGTTCTCGAAAAAATGCGACCAACATCTTTTACGGTTAATGAGCTGTCCTCATGCACCAAGCAAGCCCAAAATACATTGAGGATATGTTTGAGTTTCCCTGTTCTGACACCCTCAAATGCTTTTTCTTGCGATCCATATATCTCTTCCAATTCCACCAATGCATTGAGGTCATATAAAAATCTGCGTGGCTTGTCGAGTGTCAATAACACTTCTGTTGCTTTTGCGATTTGCATAAGTGCTCATCCTCCTTGTTTTATCCAAACATAAAAAAAGAGAGGGCTTTTAGGGCCGCTCTCTTATTGCATAGCTTTACTGAACTCAGACGCCATAAACTGCGCCACTCTAGCCTTTTGCTCGTGAAATGACGGATAAATAAATGGCTGAGCTGGCATTTTAGATGTTCCAAACTCCAGAAAGTGTGCCCTCCAACCAGTTGCCTTACCAGGTCCGATGGCAACATACTTATCCCCGTTCTTAGAGCGAACGGAGCTGACCTTGATATCATCTTTGATGTGAAGGTGGTTATAGCCACTTACTGCCACGGACTCCCTTTGAGCAGCGGCAAATATCTCTCCGCCTTCTCTCAGCGCTTTGTTCTCCAGTGTTTTAGCTCCATCACCCATCTTCTGGCGTATTGCTGCAAGCATTTGTTCAACGCCCTGCAACTCAACTCTGCCAGCCATTAGCCGCCTTCCTCCTCATCGCCACCGTCACCCGGAGGATCAGGCACTACAGGCGGTGGCGTTACGCCTTTGGGGATGCAGGGACTTTAGTGAACCATGCTGCAATGGCCGCTGCACTATCAGCATTACGGCTGTCTGCGCGAACTCTCCATTCTCCATCATAAATGCGTTTCAAGAACGTCCCTGTGATTGTTGGCGTCTGAAACTCAATCTCACCTTGTTTGGTAGTCGCCTCTTCGGTTGGAAGGGTAAACTTACCTTTAAGCAACCAAGTGTATACAAACGATCCGTCAGACATTGAACGACGGAATCCTAGTGCAACTTCAGGCGCTTGGTCATCCGAGTTGTCCCAAAGAAGTCCAGTGTCAGCGTCAATTTTAGACCCTAGCAAGTCCGCTTGTTGTTCTAGATCCAGGTTAGCAACGCCAATCTCGACCTCGATCTCGCTCAATGCGTTCGCTGTGATAATAGGACCGTCATTACCATGCAATGTTGCGGATTCAACGGTTGGCGTTACGTTTGCCGTGATTGCAGGCAATAGAGCCTTTGGTGTTTCGTATACTGGTGCTTCAGTTGCTGTATCTCCAGACAATAATTTAGCGTAGTAAATATCCTGCAAACCTACAGGTACGGCGATTTTGTCAGCCAAATCAATCAACTCCTAATTGTGTTTTTTTATAGCGTAAAACTCTGTGATATATCTTTGTATCAGACTCATACAGGCTCTGCGTACCACTTCTCACAAAGCCTATACTTTCCATGACACGATTGACTGCGAGGGATACCTTGGATGGATTACTGTTGTGCCAAACGTCGATATGGAAGTGAATAGCACTACTCACTGCCTTATCCCCAGCGTAATTGTTATCGAAGTTGGTCAATTCGAAAAACGTCACGCGAGGTAAAGAGATGTCAGGTGCAGCAAGAGGATAAACTTTGGTCGTCCCTTTTGAATCCTTGCCCAAGAGCGCAATTATTTCTGTGTCATTTCTAAGCGCTGATAGTATTACAGGCTCCAGATCAATCAACATGTAATCATCACCCTTTCGCCTGAATGCTCTTACCCATTCAGCCCTTCCTCTAGCGCCATTAGGTGCGTTTCGGTCCGGTCGCCAAAGGGATCATCTAAAACTGCGGTTATATTGCAAACACGACCATTATTGAGGTCAACAAAACGCATATTCGGTAAGATTTCGGGACCATATCGGATTTTGTATCTCAATGTTAGTTCTGCATTAGCAGCCGCAGCCGCAAAGAACTCACGTCCCCTTAGAGGCTCCCTTGATGCGTATAGGGTAAATGCATCCTCCCATTCGCTTTCAGGAGCTACAGGGTATCCAGATTCGTCCTCTGTTGGCTCACTCCGCTTCTGCAGGAGTATTCTTCTGTTCAGCTTGGCTGGATTCACTTACATCACCGCCCGGATCGTCTGACTTTCCTTTTCCGGCGTTAGACTTACCACGTCCGGACTTTGTTTTTGTTTCTTTTATTTCTTCGCCAATATACCCCTCTTTTTGCAGGTGTTCAGCTCTTTCCAAGTCGTCTGTTTCATAAAAGTCACCTTGTGCAAACCGGTTATATTTCGGTTTCTCCCGGAAAGTCTTCTCCACTTGGTATTTCAATCGGATTCCCCCATTCCTTGAGTTGCAAAATGATGGATTGTAACGAAAAGTTAATACTCTCAATTTTGATAGCTGGGTTTCGATTCTCATAATTCAATGCAACGTGCATCATGATAGCCAGGCGATACAGAGCCTTGTCCGACTCCAACACGCCTGCACCATTCAGATACTCCTTTGCGACATCAACTAAAAGAGTGAGGATCTCATCATCCTCACTCCCATCAATTCGCAGATATTTTTTTAATGTTTCCAGCGATAATTCAACCATAATTAATAACCCTCCCTTGATTAAGGTGTAGGGTCAGGCTCCCAATCCAAAACAGCAACGTAAGTATCGCCTGATTTCATCTTGGCTTCAAACGTATACTGTCCGGCTGGGCTGGCAGCGCTGAACCAAATGGACCCGTCATCCTCAGGAGTAATCGTTACACCATCTTGCTTGATGTAATCGACATTAGCAGGTGTAAGGGATACAATAGCCCCGTCCTGATCCAACATTTTAAACTCAGCGTGCATCACGCCGCCGCGCTCTCCCTCTTGACCTGTTGGATTAAGAGTTGCGGTTAGGGCTAGACCTTTTTTGCAATACGGAAAGCGGATTTCAGCTTGATACGGTGGTCAAACCATGCAGTCAAGACGAAGTCCCAGATACCTGTACGAACGTTTTTGTCACGGTCGTACATGATTTGTGGGTCGTAGTTGAAGTGAGAGTAACGGAAGTCCCCAACAATCGGGCTACCGGCTGCTGCGTCACAGAACACAACTGGTTTACCCAGGATTTGTTCAGGTTGTGCAGTGTACAGAGTCGCGTTTCCGTTAGCAAGCACCTCGATGATTTCCATGTAGTCCGTGTAAGCCATGACAATCGAAGCATTCTCGCGGAAGTCTTCCGGCAGATCACCAATGGCTTTCTTGATTGCGATATATAGGGACGCGCCTGAAATTTCTGTGATTGCGTTTTGAGTGCTGTAGAAGGACATGTGTTCTTCGCCGACATTCGGCGTTTTAGCGAATACGACTTTCTTCTCTTTTGCAGCCAGACCGCTACCAAGCGCACCATCAATGGTTTGCACCAAGTTTGTATCAGTTGCAGCAAGGATTGTTTCAGATACAGGAGCGAACACTTTGAATTTGTTACGTGTGAAGGTTACTTTACTTCCTTCGGACTTCAACTCTTTACCAACCTCAGTGTCTTCGATAAAAGCATCATCATCCAACTCGAACGCAATTTTCGGAATCTCAAGATTCGTCACTGTCGAGAACATGGACAGGTCACGCAATGGGTTTTTAACGAAGGGCTCATGCAAAAGCTCGTTGAACATGGTAGTAGGCAGAATGTTCTCTCCACCTGTAGCGTTACCGTCACCCAGTGCCGCACGAACCTCAGGGGATACACGATCACCTTTAACTGTCGCACGTACCAGAGATGCTTTAGCAGCCGCAATCTTAGCTTTAGGGTCACCAGCGTTGTCCAACGGGCCTTGTTGACCTTTCAGGGACGCTTTTTGATCAGCTTCCATGGAGTCATGTTCTTTTTGCAGGATGTCGAATCGAGCTTGCAATCCTGCCGCTTTGGATTCCAGTGCTTTGATATCTTCGAGATCAGTTTCCGGTTGGGAAGCTTTCGCAAGGATATCCTGTTTTGTTGCCGCCAAAGAGTTACCAATAGTCATCAAATCATTTTTTACGTCGAACAGTGTTTTAGCCATTTTTAAATTCCTCCCAGATATGAGTTAATGTTTTGTAAATCAATTGCTGCTGTAGCTGTGATCTTTTTCAGGTAAGCCACTGTTTCAGGGTCGTTAACACTAGCTTTAGGTGTTTCAGGCTCATGATTTAGCTTCGCAGCGATATCACTTGGAACATTACGGTACTTAGCGAACAAATCCTTGCTGACAGATGCCGCAACTTGGTTAGCATCCTCTATGACATCACACAGACCGAAGTCAAGGCATTCCTGAGCGGACAGCCACGTCTCAGCGTCCAGAAGCTCGGTGAGCTTGTCTGGCGTCAGTTTATCGCCAGCCTTAGACAGATAACTCTCCTTCATTGAACCGCCTATACGGTCCAAATCATCGGCCTGTTTACGTAATTCGGTTGCGTTACCCCATGTAAACGTCCATGGATTATGAATCATCATCATGGTATTGCGCGGCATACGCACTTCATCACCAGCCATAGCAATAACGGATGCGATAGAAGCTGCCAGACCATCAATAAGGACGATGACATAGGCCTTATGGCGTTTGATTATGTTGGATATAGCCACACCTTCGAAAACTGATCCTCCTGGAGAATTGATGTAGAGGTTGAGGGTGGTGATATCTCCTAATGCATCAAGGTCACGTTTAAAGCTCTTTGCACTGGTATCTTCGTCATCCCATGCCCACGAAACTATATCTCCGTAGATGTACAGACTACCAACACCGTTAACAGCGGCTTTAAATTCCCAATACTTCTTGTTTTTTTCGCTCATTTTTCATTCTCACCCCCTTTCGTTGGAGTTTTCATTGTCAGGTGTAGAGGGTATACCCGCTGTTGCTTTACGTAATGTCGGGTCCATACTCAGTGGGTACATGTCACCACTAATCCACAACTCGTCCGCTTTCGGGTCGTTCACCGGAGGGAAATCCTCCAACCTACGAATCTCATTCGGTTTTATTCCCGCCCCGCGGATCATCATTTGATAGAAAGCCGTCCTTGCCGCCATGTCACCGCGCAGCAGGCCGCCCATATTGAGTTTGAAGTAATACCCCGACCTCCTTTCCTCAGCGGTGAGGAGTTTGCGGTTAAATTCTTGCTCATACTGGCGAACGTCAGGCGTAAGTTTCATCTGTACGAACTGGATCATCATTTGTTCATTGGATGAGTAACTCTGACCCTCCGTATCGTTCAGAAAGCTGACAGGGATATTAAAAACGTTGGCGACCCGTGAACGTGTAATGCGTTCGGATGCCAACGTATCTGATGAAAAGTATCTTTTTTCAATATCTTTGATCTCAACGCCGGGTTCTTGGAACAAGATCCCACCATTCTCCTGATAGAACCGTTTGAAGTCACCTACAATCCGCTCTCTCTTTTCTTTATCTACGTTTGCTCCGTAAGAAAGAATAAAGCTGTCCTTTTTTTGCATTTCAGATAGGCTAAACTCCTGAACGGCCTTGTCATACTCAAGGGTGTTTCTTAGAACCTTGATCGGGCTTATGCCCTTCCATCGTGTGGCCCCTGTAATGTGCTTAACGTGCAACATGTCCATGTTGTGAACATAGTACGTCTTGTTCACGCCCTGGATCATATACCACAGTACGTTGTCATCAATGTTAATCATCGGAGTTACAGATAAAGGATCAACGGGCGTGATGCTCACAGGCTGCATTCGTAAATCTCGTTCGATAATGGCGTAACCATCTCCAGTTTCATTTCTGGATACTTCCATCTTATTAAGCAGCTCCACACCGCCCATGTTCGGGTTTGGTGTGTTGATAAGCAGTTCAGCTGAGTTATGGTCAGTCACAACGTCATACTCGCGGTACAACCGCAATGGAAGGGCTGAAATTGTGTTTGCTAAACGGGTTATCACGCTGAATATCGTCTCGTTGTTAGCAAGCTCGCCATTCTCCACACCCCAAAACATTCGGCCAGCCCATGAAGTAAAGTCAAACCCTGCACCTTTCCAAGCAGATGTAGCGCCCCTTACAGCACCTTTGACTGCGCCCCGTAATCTTTGATGCCATTTCAAATTCTCACCCCCTTCCTAGACTGCGCGCCAGTTAGGCGAGTGTGTTTTGAAGTTTGTACCCTTCTAACTCCCAAATCTTGTTCTCGATACGGGATTTTGCGATATTAAAGCCGATTTCTTCGTCATAGTTACTTGGATCTACACAAGCTGATTCACCGACAACTGTAAATCCGTTTGGAAGTTTAGCCACTACCAAACACTGCTTGCCAAAAACCTTGTGGAATACCTCAAATTCAGAGTTTTCCACAATCTCCTGTACTTGCTCTTTGGTCACTTTATTAGCCAAATTAATCATCCTCTCAGTTTTATAAATCATTGATGGAAATGAACTGAATCTCTCCACTACCTACTGGTACAACCATACGTTTCATAACCTCTGTATGGGCATTCAAAAAGGCCGCAAAACCGTCAATTTTACGGTAGCGGCCTATCTTTGTAGGTAATTTATTGCGATTCCTATCTTCAACCATCTTCACGTTATTGATATACCAGCGGAATAACCTGTTGTTATTAAAGATTACTTTCCCATCGATGAATCTTTCTTTCACATCATCAACTGCCGGTCCTAATGTTAAATGTCCTTGCCGTACAACCTCCGTCTTAAATCCGTAGTTGTTGAGCGACTCAACCAACCCAAAGGCTTTAGCAGGGTCATACGTTATCATCTCAATGATGTATTTCTTCGACTGTTCTACAAACCAGTCATAAACAAGCTCCTTGCGTATATATTCCTCATTTACGATGGTTAAGAGTCCTTCCTCTTCATATTCCCTAAAAGGAAGTTTTTCATTGTCCAAATTAACTTTCTTTATCGGAACCCATGTATGGGATATTACAAAAACCTCTCCAGTCTCAATGATCGGGAATTCCAAACATGCACTTGTAAAGTCTTCTGAGTCAGATAAGTCAAATCCCCCGATACAAGGAACATGCTTAAATTCTTCCGGATCTCTTTCCTTGTTGTTTTTCTTCAGGGTAGCAAAATCCAAGAAAGATTCATCTGCATTGTCAACGAAGATATTGAACTGTTTAGTGATAAAGTCGGATCTTTCTGCAGGTGTACGCTTGTCCTTCTCCCAATCTTCCCTAAGAGTCGGCAAATGTAACGAAACACCCATACTCGGATTGGCTTTTATCCATAGATCTGGACGATCAAACTCGACTTCGGAATCTAACTCAGCCATAAAGTAAAATGTCCGTTCGTCCTCAATTACCTCATCCAGCACATCAGTAGCCTGCTCATAATAATTCATCAGCGGCCCATCTAACTGATATCCTGCGGTGGTTATATAAAGGATTAACGGTTGTTTCCTTGAACCACGAGACTTTTTGATAACGTTTATGAGTTTGTAATCCTTGAATTCATGAATTTCATCAAATACACCAAGATGAGTGTTCAAGCCATCCAGCTTTTTGCTATCACTGGCCCGAGCTTCAATCTTCGACTTAGTTTTGTTGTACTTGATCGCATCTCGTAATGCTACGAAGTTTTTCCGCAGCGTAGGAGATGCCTCAACCATGGCCTTGGACTCATCGAATAAGAGTTTAGCCTGATCCTTTGCATTAGAAAGAAGGTAAACCCTAGCACCGGATTCACCGTCTTGTGATACAGCATAGTTTGATACACCGGAAATCATGGTTGTCTTACCATTTTTCCGACCAAGAAAAATAGTTCCTTCACGGAACCGTCTTACTCCTGTATCTTTGTGAACCCAACCAAACAGAGACCCGATACAAAAATGTTGCCAGGGTTGAAACACCAGTTGATCATAATCACCCTGTGAGGGTTTGCAGAACTTTTCGATAAAACGAATTGGCCTATGACCCGTTTCCTCCACGAAAATCCACGGAAAGTGCTTTGTTCCCTGTCGTTTCAGGTCCTTAAGATGCCTTTTTGCGGCTAATACTACCTTTTTACTGGCGATTATCTGACCGTTAACTACCTTGTTTGCATACTCCGTTGTTAATAGTCGGTCAGAAGGGTCAAACAAGATGTTTCCTGCTCTTACCTGCTCACTTTTCCACCCTGTGTACCATTCTTCGAAATCAAAAGCATTAGAAGTCGCTAAGGTCGTCATCGTCATCAGCATTCACAACCTTTTTACGCTGAGCAGGCGTTAATCCAAGAGATTTAAGCAGATTGTTGAGCGTTTGGACTGTTTTGGTAAGCTCTATCGAAAGGGGGTTCTTAACTAAGTTAGTTGCCCCTGCTTTGTTGGTATATTCGTACATAAGATCTGACTTATCTATCTCTTTTTTGAGTCTTGAGTAGAATGCATGTGTTTCAATGTACAGTTGAATGATTTGTTCGTCTGACGCCTCGTAAGAATCACCAAGATATTCTTTTATTTGTTTCGCAGTAGGTGCTGCCATCCGGTACCCCCCTTTCATGAAAAATTACCCCTCGGTGTAAACGAAACTCCCACACCGGTCCCGGCAGGGTTCTGGCTCAATTTAAAAGGGCAGGGGGGCTATGTTCTGTTCCCCGACATCCTTTTGTTCCTCTCTCCATAAGCGAGCTTAGAGACACCTCTCAGACTTTCTAACGATGTCTTCTAATACTCAACCCTGTTCGGTGTACTCTTCACTACAGTAGCTTTCATTCGTTCCGTCTTCTTACGCTTCTGTTTGTTCCCTCTCTCAGGGTGTTCCTTGTTGTGGCATGTTGGACAGATGCTTTCGAGGTTATCCTCTTCTAGTGCAAGCTCTGGGTGATCCTCTAGCGGTTTAATGTGATGGACTGTATTAGCTGTGGTTATCTTCTCTGCTCTCATGCACGGCTGACATAAGTAGTGGTCACGCTCAAGAATCAATATTCTACATTTAAGCCATGCTGTTGATTTATAAAAAGGATTTACTTTTTTATTTACCACCACGGGTTGACACCATGCTTGATGAGTGCTGCCCATTGATGTTTGATGTCTGACCACCAATGAGAAACAGCTCTTCGTATCTTCTTGCGTTCGTTAGGGTCAGTGATGCACTGGAGATACTCCAGCTTTATTTCATGCAATTGTTTACTCTCCATCGTCCCTTGAGTTACAACGAATATCGAATCCCTAAACCCTGCGATGTAGGTATCGAATATTCGTATCTCTTTGTGAGCATAGATAGGTATGTTATGTTCTCCAACAAGCCACGGCTTCTTATAAAGGAACCCGAGCGATTCGAGTACATGTTGGTTATCTTCAGTAACAATAGTAAACCCATTCTTCATCAACCATCTGCGTTTACGCTTCTCCTGTCTGATCATCGGTATCGCCTCCATCCATTGGTTGTCCAATACTATGCGCGACTTGCTCCCACTCTCTTGCTCTACGTGGTTTAACAGACATCGCCGCTTTAACACGTTCTATGTCATACTTGTATCCGAGGTATGCGGCTAACTCATCAACAAGATACAGCTCATCTCGTATCGTACCTGGTGGTGTTAACCCATCGTCCATTGTCTGCTGTTTAGCGATTGGTTTGATCATATCCCTTCACCCGTATCATTATCGTTTGGGAATCCACACGCATCAAATGTAGCCATTGGCTTGACGGTATTCTCCATAAAGATTGCATACTCTCTATCGTGAATGCCTGCTCCCTTAAACCAAGCTATTGCATCACCTCTTAGGTCAGCAGGCAAACGATCATCCATAACAACCTTGTGTATGACAACGAGCATATCCTTAAATACTTCGGTGTCTGTGACGCTCACGTTGATGTTCATAGCGGCAGGCTTGTTCTTATCCATAGTCAACCACCTCATCTTCAACGTAGCCAGTGTTAAACACGTTTACATTGATCACAACAGTCTTAGTGTTGCTATAATCTACTGCCGATTCTGCTTGTGCCAATGCTTCTTTAACATCCTGTGTGCTCATGAGGTTAAGGTTGATAACAACTGTCGTCTTACCTTCCTGAACAGGTGTAGAAGGTTTGTTCACTGAGCTTCCTCCGGTCGGTGGAAGTGCTGCCGTCTTCTTAGTCACCATTATGAGTCCCTCCGTTATGTTTATTGGCATGACAAAAAGCCACCTATGTAAGCATGGCTTTAGTTTGTATGTGTGTACTTCTACACTATCTACTCGACTCGCATTTCCATGCGTTGTCTAAGCTTGTTCATTGCATCCTTGTTCTGTTTAACCAATGCATCCCGCTTAGCATCAAGCCCAGCCTTTGTGCCTCTCATGTTGCGTATCATGGCTTGCATCTTTCTTATATTGGCATCTGTATAGAAGCATGTGTACCTGTGCTTACATTTAGGACAATCGAAGTATGTCTTTTCTATTCCATCCGGCATTTCCTCTATCAGAAAGCCATCCACCTGAAACTCATGCTGACAATGATCGCATTTGCTTAACATAGTAGATCACCGCCCCTCTTTATTTTGATTTTGGTTGTATGAAAAAAACCGCCATAATCGGCATTATGTATGCATATCTATTGTTACCGCCATTCCTGCTTTTCAGCCCATCCATGATTACAATCCAGGCACTTGTACGCCTTTGGCATCACGAACACCACCGGAGAGATCAGTATCATAGAGATAGCTGCAATCATTGCAGGCCACATGATCAACCCAAGCCAAATCAAGCAACTTCCTCCACCTAACAGAAACAGGAATAGAAACAATCTCGTTTGTCGTTCTTGTCTTGCCGATCCGCATTTCGGACACTCGATAGTTGTCGTTGTCGTTTCCATAAACTACGCACCTCTTTATGATTTATTCTCATAATAGAGTATACTGCATTTTCCCAATTCAAGTTCCGATAATTTCCAAACCTTAAAAGGGTATGCCCTACTTCGCCGTCACCTCCTGCGGCTTTTCAGGCAATAGATTACCCTAATTAATACGGATCGTTTGTCAGATTATACACAGCCAACTGAGCAAAACTCACCTTACCCAAACCGTCATTCAAAGCCATAGTTACTGTTAATGCAGTCGTTCCAGCTGGCACAGTAGCCTCAATATTAAACACTCCGTCGTTATCAGTAGCCCATGCATTTAGTGGTCTAATAAACCCTGATGCTCCTGTCCAAGCAAGCTGCACCGTCAATTTTGAAGTACTTGCCTCAATCTCAGATTTGAACCGTCCCATAAAGAGGATGCGGTCTCCCGGTTTAAATCCTGTGGTTATCTGCTGATAGTAGTTCTTTGAACCGGCTGACGCGGTTGCTGCTGTCTTGTCCATAACCAACCAATTTCCTCTGATTGGGTCCGTGGCTGCCACAAGACTTGATGTTACATCAACTGCTGTTCCATTAAGTGACCAACTCCCTGCAAGTCCGCCTGTTCCAGCGGTGATGAATAAACTATTCTTGAGAAGGTTACGCGGACCGTTATTCATTCCAGGCAAGTCCAATACATATGCAGGCAATTTGGGCAAAAACTCATTAGCTACAATTTGGCCTATAGCCTTAGCGCCTGCAATGTTGTAATGCCGATCATCTGACTTGTACTGTGTCCGAATATCGCCTGTAGCTGGATCGACCAAGATGGTATAGATGTCGATCAGGTGAAGCCCATACTTTTGGGCCATCTTTCTGAGTCCAGCGTTGTGCTGTTGGATCTTCAAGTGATCGCCGTCCTGTTTCGGCGGTACCGTGCTGAGAACCGGAGTAATTCGAGATTCCAAGCCCATTTTAACCATCTTCTCAATGTTGTTGAGCGCATCAGCAACCGCATAACCCTGGATGTAGTCATTTGTTCCGCCGCAGATGAAAACAAAGGAAGGTTTGCGGTCAATGACAGCCGTTTGAAATCTGGCAAGGATCTGATCAGTCCTTTCGCCAGATACTCCAGCATTGTAAGCAAATTTAATCCGACCACCGGACATCATCATGAATTGATGAGGCCAGACCGAGGCGCCAATACCAGAAGATGCTGCGTCAAAACCAAGCCCAAAGAGCGAATCACCGATACAGGCCATGCTATTTCCGTTATATCTGGAAAGGGCGCTCTCAGCCGCTCCAAGCGCAGCACCTGCGATTTTTGAAGATTTATCTGCCACGGTTACACAACTCCCTTAATGGAGAGTGTTCCTCCACCAGCAGGAGCGCTGTACTTGATCCGTAACTTGCACCCTGCTGGAATAGTATAATCGACTACATCTCCAACATTTACACTTGTAACCTGAGCAATGCTGATATTGTTTCGGAGCCCAGGCAATACACTTTCCCGATCATTGATGTCGACCAGGAATGTCGTAAACGTCCCGGTAGTTGCTGCAGTTGAGCTGCCGTATGTGACGGTGATATCTGTGGACTTCTTAACGGACCCTGATGCAGGATAGTTGGCTGTATTTGCTGCTGCACCAGCACCCAGGATTGTAATGATCTCAGGGTCAGCAGTTCCTCCACTGCCTCCACCTTCTCCTGAACCAATGTCATTCGCATTCACCACATAAACTTTTGTGGCATCACTTTCCGGATAAGGCTGCGTATACATGTTTTCTACTCACTCCTAACTCAATGTTTTTTTATTGGAGTAATTCGTGTTGTTTTTCCTTAGATCAAATGAATATGGCATCATTCCCTTCCTGTCATTTACATCGTGTAAGCTCCTTGACGGAATCGAACCGCCACATGCCGGATTAGCCGGGCTCTGCCTTTGAGTTAAAGGAGCAAAATAAAAAAAGCCGCCTACTTTTGGCGACCGTTATACTCAATTATGAAATTCCACCAATATTCTTCATCAACCTTCACTTCTTCTTTTCCTTTTTCTTTATCAGTCAAGAATAACACTCTCTTCATTTCATCCACGCCTATAACATGCTTAACGTTGATTACATGATCTTCGGATACCCTGACGAAGCCCGGAAATCTTAGAAATGTGTCCATCTGAGCATTTGCTTCTTCTTTATTCATTCATAATACCTCCTGTCGTTTAAGCTAATCATAATCAGCTATTAATCTAGGAGGCAATCATTATCTTTAAAACAAAAAGACGCCCAGTTAGGACGTCAGTCTTTGTTAGACCATAGCCGACTCAGACTTTTCATTGTTGCCATCACTGAAATTAACTACTACAGGCACAGTTTTAACTTGAATGTGGTTTACTTTTTCAGTGTTGAAATGGTACTCCTTAAAAATGACCCATTCTTTCATCTTCAAATCCGCCACCAACGTTTCTGCTTCTTCAGCCGTTACCAACAAAGTAACTGGCTTGCCACCTGTGAAAGTTATTATAATAGTCCTTTTTTCCATATTTTTCACCTCCAGATAAAATTATACCATCTTCACCTGAACTTCAAATAACAGATAACAAATATTATATTATTGGAGGGCCGCCTTTTACAGCGGCTATGAAAAAAAGTTATGGATACCGTATATAAGAAAAACCTATAGTTATAGAATTATTTATTCTCTCTACCTATAGGTGGCATTCGTACGGGGAATTTTAGCGTTTTATTTGTGTCAATTTCCTTTGATATTATTCATAACCACCTAAAAATAGGCTATTTTGTAAGTCTTCTGAAATTTTACGTTGTGCAGTTTCTACATAACTCTGGACAGCGCTCTTGCTAATGTTAAGCGCCATTGCGATATCGGCGAAAGAATGACAGTCACCATGCTTCATCACATAGCATTCTCTCTCTCTTGGTGATAGCCTGGACAATGCATCTTCAATCTGGAACAATTGCCAGTCTGATAGGTTTGCGCTACTGCCGGCATGACCCTGTTGAACGTATGCTTGCATCTTGAGTGGATCTACCAACTTCTCACGTTGATATGCTGCTAATCGTTCAACACCTCGTTTGTTTCCTGGTCGTCTGCCTGTACTCAACCACTCAATCGCATAATCACAATCGGATACCATCTGAGCAATTAACTTTTTATCAGATTCATTCTCATTAGCTTTAGCCCGGTCATATGCTTTGTCCGCTATTTTACGTGACTTTTGATAATTGAGTACTGTGGCCTCTCCCAAATCAGTAACGCTTAATTCTGGACTAAGCTGAGCCATAACCATATCTTTCAATCCCTTCTAATAATCGAATATGGACATCTGTCCTTCTTCCACAAAATCTTCTGCATCAATAATGAGTCCTTCGTCTAACCAAGTTTTTGGTGCATCCGTCAAGTAATGTGGCCATATTGGCACTCCTGGTACTGATCGTGATGGGTTTTTAGCTGCGGCTTGATCTGTCCATACCCAGTATGTTTTAGCTGTCACTTTTTCTTCGCTCATATGACCACTCCTTACACCGATACAGGCGCTTTGATAGCTGGGTGATGTTTGTACCCGATAAACTCAAAGTCCTCGTATACGTAATCGTCAATGCTCTCAGGCTTACGTTTGATGTGTAACTGTGGGAGTGGGTATGGTTCTCGTGATAGCTGCTCTTTTACTTGCTCGATGTGGTTTAGGTAGATATGGACATCAGCACCGCTGTAAACCAATTCTCCGACCTCTAGATCGCATTGTTGAGCTATCATGTGAGTTAAGAGAGCATAGCTTGCAATATTAAACGGAAGCCCAAGGAATACGTCGGTTGATCGCATGTTGAAGATGCAATTCAATTTGTTACCATCCACTTGGAATTGAAATGAATAGTGACAAGGCGGAAGGGCCATCAGCTTAATTTCTTTTGGGTTCCAAGAGCTAATGAGATGCCTTCTGCTGTAGGGATCAGTTTTAATTTGTTCAATAACATTTCCTAGTTGATCTATAACCCCTGAGAACCTGCGCCACTGGTACCCATAAATCGGTCCCAAATCGTTATTGTCGATCAAAGAGTATCTGTACAATAGGTCATTTTCTTTGTTTGCATATTCGAACTTCCAACCCTTAACTCGCTTGTTTTTACTTTTTAAAGTTCTGGGCATTCCTTCTTTAAGGAATCTATGAATAGTTGTCCTACTTAATCCAGTAACTTTTGCAGCATTCGAGTAACCATCAATTATTAATTCTTCTCCCTCTGGAGTTGTTATAAGCAGCCAGTCTGCAAATATATTTTCTGATTTATGCAACCAAATGCATGTGTCTGGACCATATTGATTTGCTTCAAAATAGTCCTTATCTAATTCGAAGTTATTCCATTCATCTTTCTTGTAATTCCAATGAGGCAGCTTCTGTACGTCCTCTACAAAGTTTGAACATTTGTGCCATCTTTTCGCAACTGACACACCCTTTTCACCATAAAAACGGTAATTGTGCGCTTTTTTGTTGTAACAACGACTCATCATTCTCGACCAAGTACCTGCTAGTCTCTCCTCTAATGATCCTTTAGGATAGTTGCAACCAGCCATGGAGAAATCTCCGTTATAATCAACATGATCCTTCCCTTTCTTTCTGACTTGAACTATATGCCTGTTTCTCGTCCATGGACGTCTCCAATCATCCCAGATTTTTATACCTTTATCTTTTAAATAACTCGTATTTGTTGATCCACTAATCATCCACAGTAATTCATGCACCACAGATGGAAGGTGTATCTGCTTCGTTGTTATAAGAGGGAAACCTTCAGATAAATCCCATCTCAATTGCCGCCCAAACACCGATAACGTTCCAGTGCCGGTTCGATCTCCCTTTGGTTTGCCGTTGGTTAATATGTCTTGTAGTAGTTCTTGATAGTTTTTCATGTAATCCCTACTTTCGTAATTGTTGACTGCTATCTATTGCGAATATGATGATAATGATTATCAGAGTTGTGAGATATGGGTGTTCAAACATCCAATCAACTATGGTCATCCGTTGTATCCTCCTTGACAGGATTGTTCTCATGCAGCCATTTATATATCTCATTCAAAGCAGCTCCGGCCCTGTCTGGAGTCTTAGCCATGCTTAGAATGTCCGTCACTAGCATAAGCAACCTAATGGCTTTGGAATGCTTGACGTTTGCCTCTTCAAGCTCCAATTGGAGTCGATCACGTTCAGATTCCAATCTGCATTCATAGCAGTTTCCGTCCTTTGTTTTGAAATGACTACACATTTCAAACTGTTTTATTCGAGGCGGCCCTTGAAGTATTTGGTCTATGAAATGTTTATTGCTGCTCATCCTTTGTATCCTCCTTGGGTATAGACTCCCTACCCACTCCCTTTGCCCATTTAGCAAATCCTTTGAGTGTCATTGGAAGCCAAATGCTTGAATACGCTGGTTGGTAGTATAGATCTGCATCGCCTTTGTAATGGTTACCGATCAGTATCACTTTCCGTGCCTTGCCTTTGCCATTGTGATACGTCTTCCCGACTTCGATCTCGCTAGGGCTCATGATAAACCTCCAACTGTCACATATTCACTTTCACAGAATGGGCAATTGTTAGGCTCATCCATGGACACTACTTCTTCCACCTTGCACATTGAACAATAGAGAACCTTGTATCCGTGAACTTCTCCATTGGTCCATTCTCCTTTTCGCTCTTCATCCGTCATCTCACAAGTGTTCATAGAAGCGTAATGAGTGCCTACCCACTTAACACCAAGCATTTTAGGACTGTACACTTTGTTGATGCACGACATCACTCTGTACCCGGCATAGCTCATTTGTGCAGCTTGCAGGAGTTTCATGCTTCATCCCTACCATCTAGTAAGTGTGGGTGTTCCACAACGTTCCCGATGACCTCTTTGAATCTCAATTTCCCATCGGCCTCAATGTGCTGATATCTGCTCGGATTTTGTCTGAATAACATGAATGCGAATTGTTCTTGCACCCATTCGACTTCACTCATTCCGTCTTGATCCTCCAAAACATCTTTCTCAAACACTCTGTTGCCGTTATGGTCAAAACAAACGAACTGTCCAACGGTGTTTGGTTCAACTTCACATCGCCGTATGAAACATAACCCACCCATTTGTTCGATCCATCCATATACCCATCTACCATTGTCTTTGCGTATACCCCTAAAAATGATCTCTCTCATGCTTCTTCCTCCCCGGGTTTATTGATGGGCGACCAGTGCGTTACCCACGGTATTAAAGCATTGTTGATTCTCCAGCCATACTTACCCTTGCCTGGAATGCTTGCATGTTGTGCAATTAAGGTATTACGCCCGTTCGTTACGATGTGATCTACATGACTCGGGATGCTCCGGTCTGTTGGATCGTATTTGCGCCACTCTATCATTCTGTATCCGCTCCTTCCCCACCCAATTTCACCATACGGCCTGTGGAATCCACCACCGTATCAGGTATGCCATAACCTCGGGCTACCGCTATTAAAGCTCGTTTCTGTAGTTCCTCTTTGGACAATGGTTCGTACCATTCAGAGAACATCACACGCTTTTCACCTACGTAGAAATTGTGTGTCACGACTTTACTCATGCTTATCCGCTCCTTCCTTGGGAGCCAACAGCTCAGGATTGTCGTAAATGTTGCCGATCACCTCTGAGTTTGCACAGATAGCTGAGTCGAATGAATGCCCTGTATAACCACCGTTTCCTGCGTTTAGTTCGTACATTTCAAACGGAACAATCTTGTACTTGGACTGTTTTTCATCAAAGCACACAATACCCTTACGGCGTTCATTGCACATGACATATGTGAAATAGTCCATAATGTCGCATTCATAAATGTCCTTTTGTTTTCTGTCTTGAAGTCCAGTGAACTGCATGAGCTGAAACATCTCTGTTGTATCCGTAACTGAATTGTCTCCCTCGTTAAGCGAGACGGTATCTTCTCTGAAATTGATTCGCTCTACTGGCAACATAACGCCTTGAATTGAATCCCATGCTCTGAACTTGATCTCACGCATCTTGTATATCCTCCTATTTGGGGAGACCGACCAAAACATGATACGGCCTCCACTTCGTTAAGTTTATTCAGTCGATTGGTCGCCTTCGGCCGTAAATACATCGTCCTCTTCTTTCCACTCATACACTTCGTCCTCAACTTCTACCACTTGCATAAACTTCTCAACCCTTGCCAGGATGACAGCCTCTTCTGTGCTGATAGGAAACTCGCTCAAAGGCTCTGACTGATCCACCGCTTCCTTAGCGTGTTTCTTGTACTCTGCAAGGCATTTTTCATAATCACCAGTGCAAACCAATCCCCATTCGTTGTCGTACACCATCCACAATCCTGCTTTATTCATCCGTCTATCCCTCCTATGTTATAAGTCCAGTACAGCCAATAACGCGGCTTTGCATATTGCTTCAGGTGCAGTGTCACCGTATGCTACGTGTTGATTTTTACCGATTATCACTCTGTATTTAAGATCAGAATGAGAGAATCCACTTTCGTTACGAGTCACTTGGCTAACTTTGAGCTTCTCAACCACTTCCCAAGCTGCTGACATGTCCGATGACCATTCTCTGTTTACAAATATATAAAGAGGTATTCTTCCTCTTGGCGGCATCATAGCGTAAGCGTGAGCCTCACTCATGTTCGGAGGTATCAATACCTCGCCGTACTCCACCGGGCCGTCATAGTCGTTATCAGGCCCTAATATACGCCGCCAGCCGAATACATGTTCAGCGACCATCACGTTCAGATCTGTTCCCGGCTCCATCGCCAACACTTGCTCCCGGGTCAACGCTGTTTGTGTCATCTATATATCCTCCCTAAGCGATCTCGAAATGTTTTTTAACGATTTCAAATACTGTTTTGTAACTATGATGGTTGTATATGGCTTCCTGAATCTTTTTGCTTTTGAATCCCCTGGATTCTCGAATGGATGTTTCGTTGTATTCAATACCGAATTCCATGGCTCTGTTGGCGTAAACGGTTTGGATGAAATAAATGTCGCCAGAATCATTTACGTTATATCTGCTGCGGATCTCCCTGCCATCGCTGTATTTCGGGTCCAGATCACCCAAATATTTTTCTCGTTCACAATCAGCCTCTCGCTTGTAATCCATTAGTTCCTCAGTTAATTCCCTAGCTGAATCCAAGAACGTTTTTTCATCATGCTGAACAATGAATATGTGACGGGTGTGATAGTATTGCGAAATGATTACGGTATATTTGTACATGTGTTATATCCTCCTTAGTAGGGAGAGGCCCAAAGGACCTCATTCCTCATCAAATGTTAGTGTGTGAGCCTTGTACCCTTTGTTGATGAGAGTAACCTCTACGGTCCGTCGGTTCCCCTCTCCTTCCTGACCCACCAATGCCAGTGCTTCACGTGCAATCCGTCCAGGGTTAATCCGACGTGTCGTCCACACTTCCAACTCTTGCTCGTCAAACGTACATGCCCATTCACCCATTGAGATTGCATTCAGTGCGTAATTTGCTCGTTCAAGCGCTCTCTTAGCCTTTAACAACTCATCTTCCATGAACCGATGGCTACTGAGTGCCCTTTCTGCGCCACGTCTTGCCTCTTCTGCTCGATTTCGCTCATTCGTATACTTGAGCCAGAGATTCTTATGCGGCTCACTCATGGCCTGTTGTGCCTCTTCAAGCTCCTTCTGAAGCCGAACGTTTTCCACTTGCAGTTTCAAGTAAAGTTGATTACTCATGACTGTTCTTCCTCCCTCACCACATGCGCTATTCCACGTTTTTTGTCTTTCACATATTGCTGCTTTGTGCCGAGATTGATGATCCGATAATCTCCGTTCATGTCCACGAACCACCACAACACGTATGCGACATGTTCAAGCGTCCCCCATACTGTTGCCTCGTCTGTGCTATCAACATCGTTATACGGGTGATCTGGGTTGTCACACTCTATCCCGTTATGTTGCAAATATTGTCCTGTCTTTCTGTCCTGAATAACAAATCTACCGATTGTTTTAATGGTCCTGATCATCTGTATATCCCTCCTTGGTTAGAGGCCGGAGCCTCAATACTCTTTCAGTTCAGATAGATTTATCTTCATCAGGTCCCAGTTTCCTGATAAGGTCGGAACGACTGTTTGAGTGATCATTTGTTTCACTGTTTCAACTGGAACGGGATACGTGCCCGTATTACGGTAGTAGCGAGTACGTTTTGCAAGGTCTTCCTCTGTATAAACTCCTGCTTTGTTCAGGTCCTCGGTATATCCGGAGGAATCCGGTCCCCACCAAACGTATTTCCCCTTGCCTGCCGACCATTTAAGACTGAGCAAGTAATATTTCATGTGTGTTATCTCTCCTTTGGTGGGCCTAAACCCAGATAGTGGTGCTATATGATCAACTGAAGCTGTCCCTCAGTTGTTGAGATGAATTCGTTCTCTTGCTCTCCTGGCATCAACACAGCCTCGAATATCGCTTCAAGCACCTGGACAACAATCGAGTTGCCGGCAAGCTTGTATAGTGTGGCGTTCCGTTTTCCTGGAGTCGTCGGAAATTCAGCCGCTGCCTGGTCAAAATCATCATCAGAGAATCCCATGAGCCTCCAGCACTCGCGTTCTGTTAAATACCGATACGTTCCGTTGTCCTGCCTGATGATGCCTGCATTTGGGCAACGATCCTGCCTGGTGGAGATGGTCCAGCATCTATCCTCTATAACATCCAAAGGACGATACTTTCCGCGCACACCTGGGTTGAATTCTTCGATCCGGCTTAGCATGGACGGGATGTTGATCTGGTACTGTTCTCCGGTCACGTTTGATTCCAAGAATTCTTCGATATGTCTCATCGGTCTTTTCTTGAGCTGTCCGAAATCAAATGTCGATCCGTCCAACATGCTGATAGTAATCACTCTTTCCCGGCCTTGTGGTATCCCGAAATCCATTGCATTAAGGACCTCGAAACTGTTGGTGTATCCAAGTTCGTTCATACGATTCAGATACTTATTGAAGCTATGGATCATGTCTTTGTCCCGCACGCCTTTTACGTTTTCCCAGACAACCACCTTCGGTTTCCAGCTACCCATGTTTTCAATGATCCTGAGCGTCTCCCACATCAGGGATGATCGCGTCTTATCCTCGTCTTTACCGCCCAATCGTTTGCCTGAACGGGAGAAGTCTTGACAAGGGCTACCGTGTACCAGAATGTCGGGACAGAGGTTCCAACCCACTACAGACTGCGGCTTGTGCAACCGGTCATACATAGCGTTGTAGCTGCGTACGGCCTTTTCATCGATCTCCACATAATCAATCGCCTTGTGCTCAATACCGAGATTGATAAGCGCTTTTCGTGGTGCCCCGATGCCGCCGAACAGTTCCAGGATCTTGATCATGTGTGTCTTGTCTCCCTTCCTCTGTTATCCCCGGTGGGGTGTATCCTCCCTTAGATGGTTTATTGGTGGGTTATGCGTTGTATTGGTGATAACTCCGAACCTTTTTCCTTGGTTTTATCCACTCTGGCAAATCTTTTGGATGAACCAAGTACACCTCACCGATCACTTTCCCGTTGTCATCTGTGATGATGTCCCAAGGGATATCTGAAAAATATGGGTCATACCGTACTTTCTCAGACTTTTGCATGCTTACCCTCCATTCATTTGGATAGCTGCTTGCCCAACTCTTGCAGTTTCTTTCCTGTCTCACACTTCCGATTGCAATGGGTGTCTATTTTTGTGTAACTACCACCGTATTTCGCAACCAATTCCGCATGTGTTTTGCATCCGTTACATTGCTGGTCCATCAATAGATTGATTTTGTTTAAGGTGTTCAATCTGCTCATACACCTGTGTGACCAAATCCGCCGTCACCGCGTTCACTGTCGCTTAGTTCGTCTGCTTCCTCGAAGCTCACTCTGACCACTGGAGCGATAACACCTTGGGCAATCTTCATGCCTTTATGGATCAATATTTCATCTGGTTTTCCAAACAATGTTTCCAGGCTACCTCCATCAAACAAGTGGTCTACTATCACACCAACTTCACCGCGATATCCCGAGTCAACAGTCCCGAACTGAACCCGGAGTTTGGTATTAAATGTGACTCCCGACCGTGGTCTGACTTGCAACTCGTATCCTGATGGCACCTCAAAAGCCAATCCTGTCTGAACCTTCTTTGTCTCACCTGGAAATATAATCACATCTTCCAAAGCGTATAGATCGAATCCTGAGTCTCCTGGTTTGGCGTATACAGGGATAGTTGCTTCAGGATGTAACTTTTTGATTTTTACGTTCATTTTGATATCCTCATTTCGTTGTTATATGAATTTTTCAAACTCGATTTCGATTCGTGGATTCTTTCGATCCACCTCGTAATCCATTATTTGAGGCAATGCCGTTTTATCATCTTTATAAATACCCGCGTCTTCTAGGGCGTCCATAATCGCTTTTAAGGTGTTGTGAGTGTCACGCCTCCTAGCATCCGGGAAATAGAACCAAAGCCTTACAATGACCTTTCCTGTTGCTGTAGACCACTGATTTGATTTGCGCCATACTGATGCTCTAATGATTGTGTCTGTGAACCACGCTTCTGCTACTGGTGTTTTAATTTTTATTCGCCGTCCACGGACCATAGCATTACGGTACATGTGGTTTACGCTGGGTGCCTTGCCCGGAAGGATTAAACGGTTCATACTCCCCACACTCCTCCTGGACGAGATTTTATAAGCTTCTGTTTCGCTTGGTCCATAGCAAGGATCATCACTTCATCTGTTCCACGGTCGAAGTATTCTGCAATCTCTCTAATACTCAACCCTGCTTTCCACATTTCTCTGAACTCTTCAACATGCGGCTCTTTCCAAATCATATTGATTTCTTCACAAGCGATATAAAGCTTTGCCCATTTATATTTAAAAGCTTTGCGTTTTAGTTTCCGGGTCCACTCCTCGCGCTTTGAAATTGTCATCGACGATCACTCCCACCCGTTTCATGATTTGTTTTGCTGCATGTATTCGAAAGTCATAATCCAATTCAGGCTTCATTACAGTTTCGATCAATTCAACGTCCGTCATATTTTCCAAAGGTTTCATCCTTTTCACCTCACTACATGATATGAGCACGATCATAGTTAACGAATTTCCCGTAGTTTTTCATATTCACCATCTCAGCTGTGCCAGTTCTACCATTCCGGTTTTTCGATACGATCATTTCAATGATGTTTTTCTTTTCGCTCTCTGCGTTGTAGTAGTCATCCCGGTATAGGAAGGTGATTGTATCCGCATCCTGTTCAATGTTTCCTGACTCTCTCAAGTCTGACATCATCGGACGCTTATCCTGCCGTTGTTCTACGGTCCTACTCAATTGAGCTAGGGCAACTACTGGACAATCGTTCTCACGGGCCATCTGCTTCAAACTGGAGCTTATGAAGCCTACTTCCTCGTTCCGGTTCTTGCTGCTGTATTTACTGCCACCTTTAATCAATTGAAGATAATCGATAAATACGATAAGTTCTGGACATTTCTTTTTAAGCTTTCGTACAGCAGATCTGATTTCTTGAACGGATAATCCAGGTCGGTCATCGATGTAAATGTCCAACCTTGCAAGCTCAGACAATCCCAGGGTGTATTTCTCCCATTCATTGTCGTATAACTCTCCTGCTTCGACCCGGTGACCATCAATGTTACATTCCGCTGCTATCATCCGGTCATAGAGTTGCATGTCAGGCATCTCTAGGCTGAATATAGCGACCGTCAGACCGTCTTTTCCGTTCCGGACGGCATTGTTAAGGAGAAAGGCTGTCTTGCCCACAGAGGGCCTTGCAGCGACTATATTGAGCGTCTGCTTTTTCCACTTTCCTGTTATGTCATCCAAGTCCTTGCCGACAGTACTGGCTCCTGTCGCTTGACCTTCATATTTCTTCCGATCAATCTCGTCAGAGTGTTCCATAATCCCTTGGCTGATGTGTTTAAATCCATCTGCACTCCTGCTTTGATCGGACAATGACTCTGACAAGTTCATCAGTTCTGCAGCGAGCTCTTTAGGGTCATTCACTCCGCTACTTTGTAACTCTTGAATCGTGCGCATGCCAGTTCGCATGAGATAGCGATCTTTTACAATGCGTTCATGTGTGATAAAGTCACTGACACTTGGAACTGATTGACTAAGTTTAAGTAGGTAGCTGACGCCGCCAATATCGTTTAGTTCATCCTTCAGTTCATTCGAAAGAGTTACAGCATCAACACCGATTTCTTTTTCTCTGAGTGATACCATGGCGCTGAATATCTTTTGGTGGGAAGAGTGAAAGAACTCTTCCTCCGTCAAAAGTGATTCGTATATTAAATCCGGTTGAATGATGATTGATCCCAGTACTGATTGCTCAGCTTCTAAGTTGTAATAGTTCATGACTTGTTCGCCTTATGTTCAGCAATTGTTCTGCGCATCCATTCTTCTTTGCTGATCCCCTCACGCTTCCAAGGTGGGTCACTAGGAACTGTTTGTCTCAACCTGTCCTGTTCGTCCAACATTTCACGGGTCCTTTGTTTCTCACGCTCAGCAGCTATCCGAGCATTCGGTTTAACGATCTCTGCAATGGAAGGTGCAAACTTACTTTCCTTGATGTGTTCCTTCGCATTAGCCCAGCAGCTTTCCGAATCTGCTTCGAGTAATTCTTCAAGCCAGTTCTCTGCGATATCCCGATCCACTTTCCAACTTGGATAACTGGATGCGAGTTTCTTGAATAGTTTTAATGCATCCTGTTTTTCCATGAAGCACCTCCTACATGTCGTTCAAGAATCCTAAGCGGTCTTGTGACTTCCCTTGAGCATGTTTTTCTTTAATAGCATTTGTGTAAAAGGAGAACCCGTTAACCTTTCCTCCCTCTTCCACCTTCTTCTTATGGCGTTCTGTCATAACTTCGATTATCAAATCAACCGATATCCCTTGATTGACTAGTCCAGTTACTAAGGGCCAATCCTTTGGTTTTAAACCTAAACATCCGTGTATTTGGCTATATGCTTTTTCTATTTTTTCAAGGTCGTCAGCAGTAGTAGTAGTAGTACTTGGTAAGGTACTGTACTGTACTGTACTGTTACCTGCGCCGTCCCAAAGATCATCCTCACCTTGTCCTTCGGACGTCCGTTGGACATCTTTTGGACGATCTTTGGATTTACCGCGTGACTCCCGTTTCCTGTCCGCATCTTTTTTGCGTTTGTCAACCAACTTACCAATGTAGTCGTGCCAGTCATGGATATAAAGTTGACCATCGATTACATCAATGAAATTAACTTCAATCATTTTATCCAGAAGCAATTGGGCATCGCCGGTCCACATCATCTCGTCCGCAACATCTTCAGGTTCTAACTCCGACAAGCAACCATCTGGCAAGTTATCCATGGCCCACCACCATAACAGGTGGAGGTGCCCGATAACTTCTGGTACCGTGATTCCAAGTTTGCGTGCCAAACGTTTCGTCTTGCGATGCCGGCCAAGAGTTTGATGACTCTCTAACCAAGCCATGTTATCACCACGCATCCTAATTCATTTTGTATAGTTTCTTGCGATACTCTTCGGCCCACTCTTTTCCCTTGCTCGTATAATCAATAATGTTATGACAAGTGCCTGTATTTACACTTGGACCACACAACATAGCGACATCGTTAATCGTTGTTTCCACTTCCACTTTCCACCGTCTGATCAAGTGAGCGCATTCGAGATATCCACCCTTCCCGCAACGCTCACAATAGCCTCCTGACCTTTCTAAGGCTTTGTCATACACATCGCTAGTTATCTGCCCACGTTGCTTTGCAGTTCGCTTAAATCGCTTGTGCTTTGGTTTAGGAACGGCTCTTAATTCAAAGTCCATCCTGACCACCACCAATGTGTGTATTCAGATCAACCCTTAACCGGAGACGCAGTTCATGTAGATGCTCCGTTAAGGATGCAAATTCATTTCGCCAAAGATGCATCTTTTCATATGCTTCCGCTTCCATATCCCGATGTTTCAGGACAGCCAGTTCAGCAGCGTTTGTTTTGTCGCCTCTAGCTGCATCTCTTTTCGTTTCGGCATACACCCGTTTACGTAGGCTATAAATACGTTTGTACTCTCCATCTTTAAAGGCGGATACCCGGCCCATGAGTACATGAGCCTGGGTGAGTAACTGAATCTTAAAAACTAATCCACCAGGAGAGGAATCGTCATATTCATCAGCAGCGTTCCGTAAGACTCGGATTTCCTTTGCATACTGGATAATTTGTTCTTCGCGATTATCCATAACTTAAAACGGCAAGTCATCGTCTGAGATATCTATCGGTTTTCCATCTTCTGCAAAAGGATCTCTATTGTTGTTTTGGCGTCTTGGTTCATCCGGTTCTTCTTCTGGTGAACGCCGATTGTTATTTGCCGATTCCAAGAAACGTACATTGTCAGCAATAACTTCTGTAACATAAACACGGGTCCCAGCGTTGTTTTCATAGTTCCTGACTTGTATACGTCCTTCTACAGCACACAAACGCCCTTTACGAAGATAGTTCGCGCATGCTTCAGCTTGCTGCCGCCACACCACAATTGGAATAAAATCCGCTTCTCGTTCTCCACCTTGACTTGTAAATGGTCTATCTACCGCCAGCGTGAATTGAGTAACAGCCACCCCTGTGGGAGAATATCTCAATTCAGGATCGCGTGTTAAGCGTCCAATGAGTACTGATCTATTAAGCATTAGCTTCTTCCTCCTTGGTTTTCTTCTCTTGTATTTTGGTAGTTAAAGCTCTCTCCATATCTGCATATGACCATTTTTCTGATGTTTTTTTAGTGACCCATTCATTGAATCCGTCCAAACTATCGTTATTCAACAACTTCCATTTCGATTTAAGGGCTACAGAAGGTTGATTTTGGTTTTGGTTTTGGTTCTGATTTTTATTTTGGTTTTTTCCAGATTGAGATTGAGTGTTACCTTGTGTCTCTTTTGATTCTGGATCATCTTCATCTGTCGGTAACCCTAAGCTTTTGAGGAGATAGTATCTTTCGCTATAAGTTAGACCAGATCCGAAAGCTTTTGATATTTCATCTTGCTGCCCGTAATAAGCCCACGTCACAACTTCTCTTTCATCCGGCGCATCTCCATTTATCCATGTATATGACATCTGTCCCTTAACCACAAAATCTAGCGCATCTTTGCCTTTGGCGGTCTTATACGCGTGGGAATGATGTTCACCAACTTGCGTAGATGGCATAAGCAGTAGGTTAAGTTCATTCATTTTGTCTTTAATTTTAGAAAGCACTTGGTTACCCGAGACGTACGAATAACCATAGCTTTTTTTGTCTTTAGAAAATCCCTCAGCTATCATTCGTACCTGAACAATCTTTTGCCATAGATTTAGTTGAACTTGTTCTTCCATGCTTACACCTCCGGTTTGATGACGACTTCATCACCGCGATATTCCACATGGATTCCCTCAACCGGTTCGCCATTGGCATCAATAACCACGCCTGATTCATTCACCGTAAAAGCTTTCTTGATGTCTGTTTTGCTAGGTTCCCACTTCACCCGGACAAGATGGTCGTATCCACGTTCATTAAGCCAGCTAACCAAGTCCTGATCGTTGTAATTCCATTTAGGCTGCTGCTTCTTAAATGAGATGGCACCATAAGGAGTCTTCTCGCTTTTGAATTTAGGATCTTCCTCACGGCGGCGTGCGGCATATTCAGCTACAAGAGCCTGAAAGAAGTCTTTATCGCGTTGCAACTTTTCATGTTCACGGCGGCGATAATCCTCGATACGATACACTTCAGCATCAGCGAGTTTGTTCACCTCAGCGCCTTTAGCTTCCAGTGCAGCTAGCTTGCGAAATGCCCAGTTCAAAGAATCCAAACTATCCACGGTAAACCGTTGGCGTTCCTCTTGTTCCTGTTGCTCCAATTCATCCAGTTCCGCTTGAAATAATGGGTTTAATGAGTTCATCTATTTACAACCTCCTAAAAATTTGGTAATATGACCGTAATTTCATTTTCAAATGTGTATTACACGACTTCAGAGGTTGCCGCCTTTGGAGTCGTTTTGCTTTCTACAGACATTTTTGCGTCATGCAGCAAAGCGAGTGCTCTATCCAAATCATGTTGAATAAAGTTTCCTGTTTCCCGAAGAATGTTAGATGCGGAATTCCCGTGAACGTCTGTATTTTCTTGCAACTGTTCGAGTATCTGGATTACCTTGTTGAGCTGTTCCATTCTGGTTACCCTCCCTCTGTTGTCTTCTGATACGATCGTAGTCATCACGCTGAGCTTGACCAGAGAATACGAACTTTGGATGCTTACCTTCAACCAATCTTCCGCCAGCCATTTTCATAGCGAGGATATCATTGAAATCTTCACTAGCCTTAATGCGTACTTGCATTTCCATTTCATTCACCTGCCGTTGTTTTCTCAGCGTTCATGGCTGTACCCAAACACCTGAAGTTGCAACACAATCCATCACCGTACTTCACTACCTCTTGACCGCGATATATCTCACCACCACAGCCCAAGCATTCATCTACCACTTCTGCCTGCTGCGGATCAGCTGGCCCTTGCTCAAATCTGTCCATCTTCTTCACTCCCTCCTGCTATAAGCAAGAAAATAGCTACACACATCAACAGTGACCAGACGATCCAGAAAGCTGTTGGGATCATCATTTGCTTATCCTTTCAATGCTTGCAACCGCCGGTTGTACTTCTCGTATTGCTTCTTGGCGTGGTTAGCGATGTTGGGACGACAATCGGCTATCATACGTTCCTCCATTTGGCTAAAGAAACCAGTTAGATTAAGCAACAACAGCTTGTTCATATTCGTCAGCTCCTTCCCGTGTGTAATTACGGAAGTTCAAGCCCAAGCGTTTGATGTATCGAACCGGGTCTTTAATGCGACGCCCGTTTGTTTTAAGAACAAAAATGAACTCATCAAGTGCAAGACCATCTAACATTTCGTGAAGATCGTTTGAAGAGAAAACCACTACTGGGTTGTCAACACAACCAAACGTTTGATACTGGCTGAATGTGCCTCTTACAATACCTTTGAATTCGTATTTCAAAGTACCCACCCTCTCAAATTTGATCTTGCAAATGAGCGATAATAGACTGCATACCTGCATTACCTTCAAACTGTGTTCTAGCTCGATTTAGGAAGCCTTCCAGTTGTTCTCTGGAGCAGTTACGTTCCTTGCAGTTATAGAAAGCTGCGGTCAATGATTCAGTAGGTGTTGGCATTATAATCATCCTTTCAAGTAGGTTTTTAGGTCATCCTTGTTGAATATTGATAATTGTTCAGACTTTCAAATTCAGGAGCGGAGTTGATAACGATGAAGAATCAACATCTCGAACCCTATGAAAGAGAGTTTATAAAATTTCTTGCTCATCAAGCGAAACTACTTATCGCCAAACAACGTATTGATAAGCATGAAACACATGAGACAGACTTGTTAGTTCACTCGCCAATATTGGAAAATGAGAAAGTATGAAAAATCAAAACCTTGAACCGTACGAACGTGAGTTTTTGAAAATACTTGCTAGGCAATTACAGCGGAATCTTGAGAAGAAGAAGCAAATGAATGAATCAGATAAAAAGGTTGATTCTCCTAAACCGCTTGATCCCGTTTGAACTTATTAATGAAGTATGATTGCCCTTTACCAGTTACCTTGGTTGTCTTAGTTACTCGAATGCTACCGTCAGCATTATTGATGGTCCGAGTTTTAATCTCGAATAGTTTTAGGTCCATGGAGCGCTGGGTTGGTATGTTGCGATACTCACCCTTGCTTCCCAGGTAACCTTGTTCGCGGAGTAGATGGAACAACCGATTCTGGCCAACATCGATTCCATTTTGTTTCAGCAACTTCGCCAGTTCACCGATCAGAATCGTGTTACTTGATGTCTCGAGCGCTTCAGCAAAGATCACCTTCGGCTTATCCTTCTCAACTTGTAGTTGAAGCTGCTCACGTTTAGCACGTTCATCCTTTAGGTTGGTAGCAAGCTGGATGAGTGTATCTGGGTTAAGCAGTACTTCTTCCAGTTTGGTTGGTGTGAGATAACCACCATGCTTTCGGATTGAGGGAATGACATCTTGAGTGATCCATCTTTTGAATTTTTTCGCCTCTGGTTTGCGACTGCCAAAGATAAGTGAATATAAGCCCGATTCATTGACAATGTTTGTTTCTCCTTGACGACCTAAGTTGAACTTAGCCCGTTCATCATTCTCCAATGTTTGAATTGCCATTGTTGGGTTAGTAAGTTCAAGAACGGCGCACACATCTTTAGCAACAAACCAAGGTTCATCATCAATGGTTATAGTTCTGATTTCTTGGCTACCATACATAAAAGGTAAAATGTTACTCATGCTCTTTCCTCCAATCAGGCTGTTTTGTTTCGAGAGCGATCATTTAAGTTTTGTCGCTCCCTTTCCTCAGTGATCTGATTAATTTCAGACACATACTTCGGTAAGATCCTCCCTAAAAAGGAATACAAGTTCTTCATTGCCTCTTCTGAGGGTTGCGTACGCCGCATACTGATCACTCCCTTATTCTTCTTATCTACTTAAAGTAGACTCGTGGGTAAAAAAAATTTCATCAACTCCTTTCCCGAATAATACAGAGGCCGCTTTTGCTTTTCCGACTGGCATAGCATCAGCATTTCTTTCCCACTTCATGTACGTATCTCTATGTACATCAAGCTCTTTTGCCACTTGTGCCTGAGTAAACCCTGACAGAAGCCTCGCTTGCTTTAAGGTAAAAGTCACCGTTGTTCACCTCCTGTCGTTGGTGATATGGCTATAATAATCCACTAAAAGTAGAATGTCAACAATAAAAAACCTAAAAAAATCTAATTAAAGTTGATTTTTTTCAACATCCATTATATAATCTACTAAAAACAGGAACGGGAGTTGCGTGATGAGCATCGGTAATAACATTAAAACACTTAGAACTAAATACGGATTATCTCAACAAGACTTAGCTGATATTGCAGGCGTTACTAATAAAGCCGTTTCAACTTGGGAAAGTAACACTAAAGAGCCTAGAATGGGTGCAATCGAAAAGATTGCGAATCATTTCGGTATTAAGAAAAGTAACCTTATAGATGAGAACGGCATGGAATTGATTGATTATGTTGACTCAAGTAATTCATCTCCCGATGTATATGTGAGACCTCTATATGGATCTATAGCAGCTGGAACGCCGATTGAAATGTTGGAAGTTGAAGAATATATAGAGATCCCTAAAAACATTGCATTAAAGTATCCTAAATCTTTTCTTCTTAAAGTTAATGGTGACAGCATGAATAAAGTAGTACCTAATAGTGCATATGCCCTTATTACGCCCCAAGAAGAAGCTAAAAATGGTGATGTTGTTGCTATAGCGATTAACGGGTATGACGCTACATTAAAACGATACTATCAACTGCAAAACACCACTGTTTTAGAACCAGACAGCTACAACACAGAACATGTAGCTAAGACTTTCAGTGGGAACGAAGGCGAGCCAAGTCTTCGCATTATCGGAAAAATGGTTTGGTTCATGTCCGGTTACGATATTAAATACTAGGAGTTGAACGCTATGAGAGTCGCTGGTTACATACGTGTCTCAACAGAAGAGCAAGCAAAAGAAGGATATTCGCTTGATGCACAGAGAGAAAAATTATCTAATTTCTGCAGATCACAAGATGGTTGGGATCTAATCGATATATACCCTGAAGAAGGTAAATCAGCAAAAGATCTCAATCGTCCAGAATTGCAGCGACTTTTACAGGATGCAGAACAAAAAAAATTCGATGTGATTCTTGTATATAGACTAGATCGTCTAACAAGGTCGGTTAGTGATTTGTACGACTTACTTAAGACATTTGAAAAAAATAACATAATGTTCAGATCCTCAACAGAGATTTATGATACGACTACAGCAATGGGTAAATTGTTTATAACCATAGTTGCTGCCATGGCGCAATGGGAAAGAGAAAACCTCTCTGAAAGGGTACGCTTCGGCATGGAGGAACTTGTACGCAAAGGAAATTGGCATGGAGGTCCTGTTCCATACGGGTACAATTGGGAAGACAAAGAAATGCACAGTATCACTGACGAATTTAAAGTATTGAAGAAATTAAGAGAAATATATATGAGCGGAGAAGGATTGGGGAGCACTGCCAAGAAACTGAACGCACTAGGCTATCTTAGACGGGGTAGTAACTGGTCGGCTCAGACGGTATGGTATGTGCTGGACAATCCTTTTTATGCTGGTAGGATAAGGTACGGAGAGAAGAAAAAGAACGGTAAATATGCCAGTCGTAAAAAAGAAGATTTGGTTAATGTAATTTGGTCAGAAACCGGATTCCCCGCAGTCTACTCTTGGGATGAATACCTGGAGCACAAAGAAAGAATGAAAAGGAAAGAATTTTACGGACATTCTAAAAAGAGAGAATACAGATTCACAGGCGTTTTGAGGTGTGCACGATGTGGTGCAACCCTAATTGGAAGGCCGTATAGAAACAAAAAGAAAGACGGCTCACCAGGAGAACCTTACTATAATTACATTTGTTCAAGCCGCTCTTTGTCTAAGGGGTGCGATCTTCCATTGTTGAAACAAGACCTAGCCGAGGCGCTTATCCGTGAATACATCGGAAGAATGGATTTCGATTCAAACAAAGTACCTATAATGGAATCTGAAATCAATTACAATGAAGAAATTGAAACTTTGCAAAAGGAACTCCGTGGAGTTTTTGAACGTCGAAAGAAATGGCAATACATGTACGTGGAGGACTTGATTAATGGAGAAGATTTACGAGAAAGAAAAAAGGAAGAGGACGACAAAGAGACCATTATACAGGATAGATTAATGATTCTTGAAAACTCACACGGAGACAACAAACAGAAGGAACACATTCAAAGAGTATTCGGTTTGCCAGATGTGTGGGATGTCATGGACGATCCTGATAAGAGAGAGTTTATGCAAATGATATTTAAAGAAATCGTTATAGAATGTAGCGTCAAAAATGGAAAAACAGCTTCAGGTAAAGGAAAAACACTTCCTTTCTACATCAAGTCTCATGAATTCAATTAATTTTTTTCGTCCATTTTTAATTTACTATTTATATCATAAGGGAATGCGTCAAGCTCGTCGATAATGACCAGATCGTATGCCTGGTAAAAACGCATCAGTTGGTGTGTGGTCGCGAGTGTGAGCTGTGCGTCTTTCCAGCGCTCGGTGCTGCCTCCGTATAGCGTAGCGAGCGAGATGTCAGGGAACGCCTTTGCCAGACGAGGAGCAAGCTCCAGCACGACATCCCGGCGCGGCGTAGCGACAAGCGCTCGTCCACCGTGCTCCAATATGTATTGGAGCAAAGGGAATATCATCTCGGTTTTGCCGGCCCCGGTCACGGCCCACAGCAAAAACCGCCCCGGCCCATCCCCTGCGGATGGCTGGGCCAAAAACGCCAGCGCCGCGGCAGCTGCCGCGCTCTGCGCAGGGCTTAACCCCCACCGGGCAAGTCCGCCCTCGGTGGGGACAACGGCCGTGCCACGCTGCGATGCATCGCGTGACATGGCCCCTGGCGCTGCGCTGCGCAGCAGCAGCGCACAGGCACGGCTGCGCCCCAGCGCGAGGCAAGCCTCGCAGTAGGCGCACGCCGCCAGGCCGCAGGCAGCGCAGGGCACGCGCTGCCCGGCAAAGCTGCCGCATCGGCGGCAGCGGGGCGCGCTATGCGCGCGACCAAGCCACGCGAGGCGTTGCCGCCGCGTGGCAGGCCCTTCCAGGGCGGCTGCTATGCTCAGCCGCCCACGCAGGTGCGCGAGCTGCGCAGCCGCGCGCCAAACCGAGGCAAGCTGCGGCGAGGTATCCGCCAGCAGCGCCTCTGCCTCGGCCGCCAGCAATTGGCGGCCGCGAAGCCGCTCAGCCAGCAGGGCCGCGCCCCGCTCCAGCTGAGCCCACTCCCCGGCGGGATATGACTCTGACATCCCGCCCACCTCCGCGCCTCTTTCCGCAGTAATCCCCGCTTTGCCCGCCATCTCTCCCCTAGCCTCCATATCCCCGGAGGCCCGCTCGTACATTTCCACTTTGCGCTGCATATACGCCTGCCATTGTTCCTCTCCCCACTGATCCATTCCTCGCTCCACCTCAAAATTCTCTACCATCCATGAGGCCTGACTTAAAGGCACCTCCCTGCGTAACAGCAACCATCGCAGCACCCGCTGACCGCTTACCCCCTCAAGCCACCACGCCACATCCACTCGGATATCCAGTGACAACGCCATCTTCCACTCTTCTCTCACTCGGCACACATACAACCCAACCTTCATCTGCTCTCCTCCCTCGTCCTCCATATCCCGAAACACAAAAAAAGCACATACCAACCGACTATTCGTCGGAGCATGTGCCTCATGTCCATATCTCATACATTCAATATCCATTTGTATTACAACTATATCAATTGTGGAGTCGTCCCACAA